ATGCAACGGTACGTGACTTATGCGACTCGATTAGTAAAAGCAAAGGACGTAAAAGCTGTATGTTGCGAAAGTAAAGATTACTTCAAGAATGGATCAGAAGAACAGGCAGTAAACATCATGTTAAAGCTAACAGAAAGGAGTGAACGTGTTGGCCATTAATGAAATTTTTGTTGAAGGTTTCCAGTCACATACAAATAGCCATTTTAATCTAGGAAATGGGTTGAATGTAATTACTGGGCCATCCGATAGCGGGAAAACTGCCATCATAAGAGCGGTTCGCTGGGTAGCATTTAACGAACCTCAAGGTGAGGCTTTCGTAAATGAATCTGTAGGGTATGCGGCGGTTGCGATTCACTTAGATAACGGCATTATTATTTCAAAGCACCGCAGAAAAGGGAAAACATCATACAGAATTCAAACGGATCCAGGTGATGCAGGGAGTGTATTTGAAAAATCTGAGGTACCTGAGGAAGTAAAACAACTACTCGGTATTACAAAGCAAACCTTTGGTGATTTTGTTACAGCTTTAAATTTTGCATTTCAGCTCGAGGCACCGTTTTTAATAAGCGAAACACCATCATCGGGTGCGAAGGTACTAGGGAAGTTAGCAGGGACAGAAGCTGTGGATCTCGCGGTAAAAAGTGTATCAAAAGATACATACGCAGCAAGGCAAGAGAGATTACTAACGGAAAAAGAAATTGAGAGATTAGCAGGTAACTTACTCGAGTACTTGGATGTGGATGATAAAGTACAGCAATTAAAAACAGCTGAAAGTTTGATGGAACATGTAGAGGAATTGCATAAAAAGAAAGAGGCATTAAAAGAAATATCCCACATGTACACAAGTCGTAAACAAAAGTACATAGCAGCTTGGGAAATCGAAAAACGACTTCAGGATGTACCAGTTTTTATACAAATACTTGAACAAACAGAAAAAGACCAGCAGCGTCTGCAAACACTACTGGACTTACAAAATAGATACGAGTCACTGTCCACCGCCAACAAGACATTGACTGAAACATTAAAGCAATTTGATGGATTAGTAGAAGTAAGTAACTTGTTACAAGATTCTACTAAATTTGAAGAAAGATATTCTTTGCTTTCTATCTTATCACAAAACTATAAAAAGTATAGTCAAGCATTACAAAATGTTCAATTACAGCTAGGGAGGTTAACTGTAGTTGAAAATATTGATGTAGTTGTGATTGAAGAGGAAGTAAAGAAAACGGACGAATTAAATAAGCTCTTTGTACAGCATAGCGTGGTTAAACAACGCTATGAAAAAACAAGCATGGAAGTAAACAGATTATCTGTAGCTAGTGGCACCTCAGATCAACTACAAGAATGTGAAACAAGTATGGAACGTTTAAATCAGATGCACATGTTGCTTCACAGATTTGAAACTACGCACAAACAATATATGAATATTATGAGTCGCGTGGAACGTTTACGTGTCCCTGAAGAAGCGGAAATAAAGGTAACAGAAGCTGAGAAGAACGTATCTCGTTTAGTGGAGTTAAATGAATTATTACGGAAATACATGATCTGGAATCAAAAGGTTCGTCATAGTACGAGCACATTGGAACTATATGAAAAGCACATTGAAAATTACACAAAGGAATTGGAAGAGACATGGAACGAGGCTGGTGGAGTTTGTCCGCTGTGCGAATCGCCGATGTCTTTTGAACATTCTCATTGAGGGGTGATTCGTGGTGATTGATACAGATAAAGTTAGCGACTTTTTACAAACAGCTGAGAGGCTGAATAATTCATTAATGGAAATCAATGAAATTATTGAAGCTTTTGACGATACATCTAATGTTTTAAAGGTCTCATTATTTCATAAAAAATTTAAAGAGAATTTACCAGTAAGTGAATTAGAAAGTATAGGAGAAAAGAGTATTGATTTTGCTATCCGATCAACTGTGTTGGCCTGTTTAAGAGATCAAAAGAAGTTTCTTGAATCAGAGTTAGAAAAATTATTATCAAAACAAATTGAAGGGGGAAATGAGTAATGGAATTAAAGCAACGTATTGAAATCGCGAAAGCAAATTTAAAGAAAGCCGAAACGGCAAAGATTCAAGCAGAGGCTGAGAAAACGTCAGCAGAAAAGCAGTTAACGGAAATTGCTGAACAAATGGCGCAGCATGGTGTAACACCTGAAACGATCCAGGATGAAATCAGTAAGCTTGATTTATCAGTAAAAGAAAACCTGGAGCATGTAGAACGACTTATCCCGCAGGTATAAGGAGGCTGTTCTAATGTATGAGCTTCTAAAAGCAAGAGCGGATATCCGTCAGGCAAGCGATAAATTAAAAATGAAAATTGGTCAACGAGACTTATTAGTAAGACAACAAAAAGGTGCAGAGGCTAGAAAAGCAAAAGCTGTAGCGCAACTCGGTGAATTTGATTTAGTACAGATCCTTCTTCAAAAAACAAGTGATTACGCAAGGCAGCAAGCAAAACGTCGCATTGAAGAAATTGTTACCTCAGCTCTTACAGTTGTATTCGATAAAGACTACAGATTCGAAATTGAAATAACCGTAAAAAGTAATCAACCGGTAGCGGAATACTGGTTACAGTCTGAAGATGTACGAACGCAATTGAAGCCACCTGATTATGATCGTGGTGGTGGTGTAGCAGACGTAGTAAGTTTAGCACTTAGATTGGCCGTAGGAGAGATTAGTGGTGTAAGAGGCCCATTATTCTTAGATGAGGTCGGGAAGCACGTGAGTCAAGAATATGCGCCGAATGTAGCGTACTTCTTGAAGGAATACAGCATTAAATTTAATCGTCAAATTGTCCTTATTACGCACAGTACTCATTTGGCTGAGATAGGTGACGTAGCAATTGGTGTGACTCAAAAACAGGGAAAAAGCATAGTAACTGCTTTATAGAAAGGGAGACGTAGATATGTGTATGAAATGCGAAATTAAAAATGCGTTAAAAGGCGCACTAGCAAATGCTGCAGGTTTAAAAATTACTGAGGAAGTTGTTGGGAAAGTGACAGAAGCTCAGTTAAAGGAAATGCAAGCCGTAGATGAAGCAGAAAAATCTATTAAAAACCAACTTCAAGCTGAATATAAGGCTGAAATTGCACCTATTCGTGAGAAGTATATAAAACGAACTGAGGAACTATTAAGACCAATTTTTAAGCGTCATGATGAAGTTTGTGTAGAAATCCAAAAAGACTTAGGGATTACAGATGACGATGATGTATCGATTGATATTAGGACAGGTGAAGTTACAAAAGAAATTATTAAAGAAAAAGAATCAAGCAACCTTCACTAATGCGAAACATCGTTGATGGTGGAATTACCTTAGATACAACGTTACGAAGAACTCGAAAAAGCAGAGGTGAGAGTATGAAGTTTCTATATTTCGGTGATCCACACATACGAGGTACAAACCCTCGTAACCGTAAGGATAACTACAAAGAGGCATTAATCGCAAAGTTACGTGAGATTTTCGCGCTAGCAAAATACAAAGGTGTGGCAGCAATTATACAACCTGGGGATACGTTTGATAGACCTGAGGTTACAACAAGCGTATTACTGGAGTTTGCGAAGGTACTGAAAGAAAGTCCCGTTCCAATTTATACAACAGCTGGTAATCACGATATATACGGGTACAATCTTGCAACGTATGAACGGACAAGCCTTAGGGTACTGGAGTTAATTGTTCCGCAGCTTACAGTCATTAATGATCCTGGACAAGCTCACATGTTTCATCAAGATGGAAATCACGTACAGCTAACTTTTACACCGTACAGTGATCAAATTGATAAAGCTGGGTATGGTTATTCCCCAGAAGTTATTGAAGATTATGAGTCAACAAAAATACACGTAGCACACGGGATGTTACTTGATCATGATCCACCTTTTGACCGGTACACAAAAGTACAGGATGTAAAAACGGAGGCGGATTTGGTTTTGTGCGGCCATGACCATACAGGATTCGGTGTTTATAACCGTTCGGATGGAAAAGTGTTTGCGAATATCGGCAGTATCACACGTCTATCGGCGTCAGAAGCTGAGATTAGTAGGCCGATACAAGTACTTCTAATCGATGTGAAGTCACCAGGTGTTTTTGACTTAGAACGTATACCACTTCAAAGTGCAAAGTCTGGTGAAGAAGTGCTTGATCGTAGCCGTATTGAAGCGGAGAAGAAGCGTGCCTACGCAATGGAGGAGTTTGCTTCCCTAATTCAAACAGAAACGGGAGAAGATGTGTTAGTTGATATTAATACGATTGTTGAGAGTATTGCTAAAACAGAGTCTATTAATTCTGACGTGGTAGAAATAGCGTTAACGAAAATAGCGGAAGCGAAGGAGGGATTACGAGCATGATTGTAACTAAACCGCAATTTGATGAAAACGAATTAGGTGAAGGCACACCGGTGCAGTTATGTATTTCCAGCAAAAAAGAGAAAGACTGTAAAACAAATTGGAACGGCATTGTAGTTGGCTTTACGCCTTTAAAGTTAAAGGTTGCAGGATACACACCGAAATGGGCTTTAGATATAGAGATTGTTGAAATTAGTATCGAGCAGGTTTTAAAAGAAAAAGTATCAATAGAAAAATTAGTTCGACCGATACGTTGTACAAATCCTGAGGAGGTCTCTACAAATGAGTGAATTAAATAAACAAATTCGTAGTTTACAAGAAGTTCATGGTACAGAAAAGTTACTTGCAGCGGCAACAGAAATTTTAGGTAAGAAGGTACCGACTGATTATGTTCGAGTATTAGATCCACTTGAGTTACAAGCGTCTTTACAACAAATCGATGCTGCAGTACAGGATGTTCTTGAAAAAGGTAAGGCTCGTGAAGAAGCTTACGGAAAGAAAGCTGAACTAATTAAACAAAAAGTAAAACTTAAAACAGCTGTAGAGCTAAAAGAAGCGGAAGCATTTATGCAGATTCAAGGTGAAGGTCGTAACCAATTCGCTTATGTGAACGATCAAAAAGTGGCTCTCACGAATGACACGTTACGTGATGCGTATCGCCTGCATTACAGTAAAGAAGAACGTCAACAGCTTACAGAGGTAGAGCAAGAATTAGCATCGATTGATATTAAAATTTATCAAACAAAAGACGCTTGGGAAACAGCAAAAGAATCAGCGGATCTTGTGAAAGCAAAGGCCTATGTACAAGCAAATCTACTGAAGTTTTTAGCGTAGGAGGTTGCTATGGATCCGAAACAAACAGCGCTGAGAAATAAACAACGTGAGCGTCAGCAGCGTGGGGATGATTTTCAAGCAGAAATTAGAAGAAGCTGGAGACACGTTCCAAATGTATGGCGCATGAGAATAGCGGATGGTACAGGTGCAACTCGTCCAGGTGACGAGATTGTACTAACACCAGAAGTAAATATATTAGCAGAAATGAAGCGTACGGAGAGTCGTAGATTTTCACTAGATTATATGAGGCCGAATCAGATTCTCGGATTACGAGATTTTGACCAAGTTATTGATAGAAATTTAGGTTTAGTGTTTATCAGTTTCTTAAATGATAGCAAGGGGCTTGACGAGGCTTATGCATTCAGACTTATTACAGCTCTTATTCATATGAAAAGACGAAATGTGAACCATATAAAACTTGAAGAATTTCAAAATCAGACGGTTCCTTGTGTACCACTTCCAAGACTTACATACCACGAACCTTCTTACGACCTATCGGGGGTGCTCACTTGCTACAAATCTTTGTAAAACACAACATTCGAATACGAGGTGCCAGTACACCTCTTAAGGCAGCAATTACTAAGGCGCTAACATTTGATAATCCAGCGTATGTGAAAGCGAAAAAGCAACGTAGACCGACTTGGGGGATACACGCAAAACTTGAATTGTTTGTATATGACACAGGTGATATTGTCACACCCCGAGGTTTTCTCAAAAAGCTAGAAGATGTATTGAAAAACTTAGGATACGATCCAAGTAAAGTTATTACCTCACAGATTTCATATGGCCGAGATGTTAGTTTCGGAGAATGGAATGAAGGATTTGTTTTAAAAGAAGACCAGACACCAATGGTACAAGCACTTATGCAAGAAAACGGAATAGGTGTTGCACCAGCCGGCTCTGGTAAAACAGTAATGGGTATGCGCTATATCTACGAAAAAGGTAAAGCTGCCTTATGGCTCACACATACTAAAGATTTAATGTATCAATCCGCAAAGCGAGCTAAGGCTACAATGCCTAGTATCGGTCGTATCGGCTTTTTCGGTGACGGGGTACATGATTGGGGAGACGGTAAATTAATCGTTGCTACCGTACAAACCTTGCAGCGAAACCCTCATCTGATCGACGCACTAAATGATTTTATCGGGACAGTAGTAGTCGATGAAGCCCATCATTTTCCCGCGGTACAGTTCATCGAAACGGCTGGGAAATTAACTGCTGAAAATATGATCGGTCTCACGGCAACACCTTCTCGAAAAGATGGATTAGAAATCTATATGTACAACGGTGTAGGACCAAAAGTGTATGAGATTAGTAGGGACGGAATGTATGAAGCTGGGAGACTAATAAAACCGAATGTGAAATTCGTATACACCGAGTTTAATTACGAAACAGCAAGTAACCGTAATGAGATTGATAGTGTAGATGCCGGAGGAGAAGATCTTGATTATACAGATTTAATAAGGCACCTCATTTCAGATGAGAAACGTGCAAAGCTAGTCGCTGAAAGTATCGTAGAGCATTATCCATTAGGACCAGCGATAGTTATTACGGAATCTGTCCGGTACTGCTTTGTGTTGCAACAACTCGTACAAAAATTATTAAAAGAACGTTACGGTGATACGTATTACGGGAAACCGATTCATACAGCTGTAGTACACGGTGGAATCAGTCGTTACACCTGGAGAAAAGCGAAAAACGAAAAACATGCACAGCAGCTTATCGATAATGGACAGGCAGTAGATAAAAAGCAAGGTAAGTATGGTTGGCAAGTAAAGGTTGCACAGTATTCGGAAAAAGAAATTAAAGAATGGCAGGTAACAAAGCAGCAACGTAAGGACATTTTAGAAGCTTGTGACCAAAAAGAAGTAGACATTTTATTTGCAACTCAGTTGGCCCGAGAAGGATTAGATATGCAGCATTTAGCAGTTGGCCACATGGTAATGCCAAAACGTGGTGACTCAAGGGAAAGTAACAGTGGGTCATCGGTAGAGCAAGAAATCGGACGTATCATGCGTCCTGATCGTAACAATCCGGATAAAGAAGCGCACTGGTTCGATTACGTTGACTATAATGTTGGAGTGTTTAAGGACCAGTATCATAGCCGTAGGAAAGTATACAGCCGAATCGGATTAACTGTACCGAGAAAACCGAAAACAGAACGCGATACAGTAGCTAGTTTCTTAAATGACATGCCTTGGTGAAAGGGGTGATAACGATGGAAAAGTTTGAATATGTAGGTGCACTTTATGAAATCACGGAACTAATTGCTTCAGCGAAAGAGGTGAAGTAAGTGGATCCAGTAGATAAAGAACAGACTGTAAAGTCGGTTGTAGCTATGGTTGGTAAGGTTTGGGGTTCTTTAAAAACGATTATTCAAAGTATCGGTAAAGAGGTAGTAACAAAAGTTAGAGAAACACAACCATTTATACAAGAAATTCAACAACTTGAAAAGAAACGCGCGAAGCGTAGAAGACAAGTTACTTATCGAAAAAAGAAAAGCCAGGCAAAACGAAAAGCATGGAAAAAATACGGCCTACAGGGGCGCGGGAGGAAAAAATAATGACACAAGAAACAAACCAAAATGAAGTAGTGGTACAAAATAATGCGGTGGCGAAAACAAACACTGGAAGTAATTATATTACAGCAATTTTAGAAGAAACGAAGCAAGGGTTCGTTGAAGCGAATAACGGACTTGATATGGATTTCGTCCGAATGGGCGAGTGGTTAACAGTTAACAAGAAAGGTAATTTTGTAGAAAAAGATGATGAAAACGTAATGTATGGTGACAATATCGATGTAGTAATCGGATATGGTGAACAACGCTGGTCGGTATGGGGTAAACAAGATTCTCCTGAAGATGGTCAATTAATCGTGGCAGAAAAAACAAAGGAAGATGCGGAAGTTGTATTCAATCAGTGGTTAGCTGAGAATCCACAAGCCGAAGAACGTTATGAGTTAGACGATATTCAGCTTCGTTATATGGCATCAGTTGTTCCAGTATCAACATTAAGTCCTGACGACTTCCCACGTATCTACCTTATGAGCTTCAGTCCAACAGACACTATCATTTTCGGTCGTTTTGCGATGAATGTGTATACAGGGAAATATAAAGCATTAGGTGTTCCGTCTAAACTAGGTGTCAATAAAATTGTTACGCGTTTAGTAACAACAGAGCGTAAGAGTCGTACAAATGCTAGTCAGCAATGGATCGGTATTGACTTCCAGCCTGTAGGTGTATTCAAACCAGAAGACTACGGAATTAATGTAGAAGAAACAGAACAAGCAGAAAAAGCTTCAGAATAATTAAGGAGGGCGTCTACAAATGGCAAAAAAGAAAGATAAAACAAGTGAATATCAATATGTAGACGCATGGTACAGCAATCAGAACGGTAGAAGCATTCCGTGGAAACGAATCCCTTCTTCTGAAGTGAAGCAATTCCAAACGGGAGAGGCATTCAATTTCAATTGCTTTGCTACAGTTCAACGATTTGCAAACGACACAAAAGTAAAGGGGGAGGCATTTATTGCTCCCCTATATTTTGACCTTGACCATGCGGAAGACCCATCAGTCAGCCAAAAGGATGCAGTAAAACTGGTGGAATTTTTTACGAAAGAAATGGACATTCGTGAATCGGATATGTGGATTTACTTTTCTGGATCAAAAGGATTCCACATCTTAATAAGCTCCGATGCGCTCGGTATTGAACCGAGAAACGACCTTCATAAAATCTTCAAACATATGGCTGGATACTTAGTCCATCGATTAGGACTCACGTCACTAGACCTGGTGGTGTATACAGAAAAACGAATGATTCGTTTACCAAACAGTATGCACCAAAAAACAAACCTATTTAAAACAGAAATTAGTGTAGATGAATTAAATAAGTTAACACTTGAAGAAATAAAAGATTTAGCTAAGTCACCAAGGCATCCTGACGATTTACCTTATACACCAGAAGAACGTAAAAAAGCAATGAAATATAGACCACGCACAGGGTACTTGTTAATTGATAAAACCAAAGAATATGAACAGGCTGCGGCTACAAACGCACGACGTTACGAAAAAGAAGAGTTTCAATTTAAGAAAGACAAACCACCTGCATGTGTAGTTGATATCTTAAACGGTGGTTGGAAAAAAGACGGTGATCGAAACCAAGCGACAGTACAGCTTGCTTGTTACTTCAAAGATGCAGGCTATACCAAGGAAGAAACAATGAAAGACCTGGAAGAGTGGGTACTAAAATTCACTTCTGAAAGTAATGAATATGGTAAACAACAGCGTGTTGCAAATACGCGAAGTGTAGTTGATGCGGTATACAGCGGTGACAATACATACAAATTTGGTTGTGCATTTATTCGCTCACTACATGGTGAAAAGAAGCCGGGGAGCAAAGAATACGAACGTGTAGCGTGTGCCGGTGATATGTGTCACTGCATTAAGAAAAATGCAGAGGAAGAAGAAAACGCGAAGCTCCTACATTTAGCAGAGACTGGTAACGCAGATCTTACTGGAAAGCTTGTAAAAACACGTGTCATGGTTGCAGGTAAAAAGCATACACCTTATATTATTCCGAAAAACATCGAGTACCATTGCTGGGGCAGAGAAAGTTGTAAAAAGGTACATTGTCCTCTATATGACATTCATACGCATACAGGATACAAAGACCTGGGCGTCAGTGATCGAGAAGTCATACAAATGACAGGTGTAGGTGACGATAATATCAAAGGCATTTTACGAGAAATCTCAGGCATTCCAAATTGCCCGAAATACAATACGGATATTTTAGAGAATATGAACGTGGAAGAGTTACTTGTAATCCCTATGGCTGAAGAAGATGACGAAAAACAAGAGCAGCATAAAGGGAATTATGTACTACGAAAAGTGTACGCCGTAAATGGATTAAACGTAAGCGAGAACAAGTACTACGAATTAACCGGTTATGTATACCCACATCCAAAGAATCAGGAGTCAACACTACTTATAAAGAGTGCGACACCGCTTCAGGATGTGGTTGAAAGTTTTGAGTTAAATGAACAAGTGAAAGAGGATTTAGCAACGTTTCAGCCTGCAGATTATACAGCAGAATCGATTGAACAGAAATTAGGAGCTATTTGTAACGATTTAACGTACAACGTAACTCACATTGTAGAACGTGACGAAACGTTACTCGCAGTACTTCTTACTTTCCATAGCGTGTTACGGTTCCGGGTACCTTGGGACTTAAATCCTATACGTGGATGGGCTGAATTGAAAATCGTTGGTGATACAGGTACTGGTAAGTCAGCGCTCATTGAAAAAATAATGAAATATGCAGGGCTCGGTACTCGAGTAAATGCGGAAAGTACATCACGTACAGGTCTAACGTACAAGATGGAACAGTCAGGTGCTCAAGGTGCATGGTACATCGTTTGGGGTGCATGGCCATTAGCGGATAAAGAAATGATTTGGATCGATGAGGATACAGGTATTACAAAAGACGATTACGGTGAAATGACACTTGCTCGTTCCGACGGAAAACTGGAAGTAAAACGAGCTGTAACAGCTGAAACACCTTGTCGTGTACGTGCCATCATGTCAGGGAACGTACCGAAAGGAAAACGACTGGCCGATTACTCTCAAGGTGCAGAAAGCTTAAAAGATATTTTTAATAACGAGGATATTAGGCGATTTGACTTTGCAGTCTTTATGAGAGCAAGTGATGTGGATCCTGAGTTGTATAACCAAACACTTGCAACATATCCATCGATTATTCAGAAAGATACTTTGAAAAATAACATTCTATTTGCATGGTCACGTAAGCCGGAGGACGTGTTATTTACAGACGGCACGATTGATAAAGTGCTGGAGGTTGCAACAGACCTTGCAAAAGTATATGGAAATGCAAATGACATACCACTTGTTTCTCCTTCTGATCAACGTAATAAAGTAGCCCGATTAGCAGTTGCGCTTGCAGCTCTTACACATTCAGTTGATGAGTCAGGAGAAAGGATTCAAGTTTGGCCGGGACATGTTGAGTTTATCGGGGAGTATTTAAAAGCATTATACAATGCTCCAGGTTGTGGCTTAAATTACTATGCTCGTTTGGCGATAAAAGAAGAGGAAATGACAGAAGAAAGATATCAGAAGTTTACGACAGACCTTAAGAAAATCGATACATTGCAAGGTGACATGAAATTCTATGAGTTTATTAAACTATTCGCGCAGCAGAAATACTTACGACTTGGTGATGTGGAGGCAATGCTTTCTATCGATAAAGAGGAAGCCAAAGCAATTGTAAATCAATTAGCGAAAATGAGGATGATCCTTTTAACAAGTGGCGGCTATCGAAAAACGCCGCGCTTTAATGCATACATTGCATATTGCATGAAGAAAGGTCTCTTTGATCATATACAGGATGAGTACTATTAGGAGGGAAAAGAGTGGATTTAACTGTGGAAGAAAAGCATGAGATTGTAATGAAGCATGCGAAGAAAATGTGCAACATCGCTCGTTTGGAAACACGTCCAATACTAAAAGGTGTGCTTCATAAAGCAGATGGCACGATTATCGCTACAGATAGTCACCGCTACATTATGGCAGAACAAGCGCACTCACTTAAAGAAGAAAAAGTAATAAGCACTATAGATGGTGAGATACTTGATGGAAGTTATCCGGATCTAACTCGACTTATACCTGAAGGTTATGAACATAAAGTCACGTTAGATGTGAAAAAGGCAATTGAAGCTCATAAAGTGATTCAAAGTGTTACAGCATTACAAGATGGTGGTCGTGCAAAGAAAGCCGCTATTTCGTTTCTTAGTATTAAAAAAAGAGAAAGAATAAAAATTAGTGGTAAAACAACGGAATCGTCATTTGAATGGCAGATTGGACTTCCAGTAACAACTAGTTTACGTGGAAAAGACGAAGAATTTAAGTTGGCATATAAAGCAGAGTACATGCTTCAAGCACTACAATTATTTAAGGATTTAGGGGTAGATGAGGTGGAGGTAGACATATTAACAAACACACGCCCTTTTCTAGTTCATAGTTATAGAGCTAAAGTAGCGGTTGGTATCTTGCCTGTAAGAATCTATTAACAGTATATGGACAAGCATTATAAATATGACTGGAAGTGAAAATATGAAACTCGGAAGTTTGTTTGGGAAACCGAAAACATTAGCAAGTAGTAAAAAACAGGTACCGGTTAAAGAATCGAAATTAGCAGTAGAAATGGAAAAAAAGAAGAAGCCAGGACAATTCGATATTGTTTGGCCAAAAGTAGAACCACAACAAGTGAAAGATTATAAAGCGATTCTTACAGTCTCGGAGTTAAAGAAATACTTAGAACGTTGTATCCAGACGGGTAAAGCAGGGTTTGACTGGGAGACTGCAGCAAGTGAAGAAATTAGAGAGCATTATAAAAAGGCGTTTGAAGGTATAGAAGAAGCGTGTGCAACAGGTGTTATTGATGATAAGGAAGCAGAAAGCAGGAGAGAGAGCTTAGAAAAAGCATATCTAAAAACACCGCTGGATCCGTGGAAAGGTGAAATTTGTACGGTGTCTTTATCAGCAGCGGCGCACGAGTCAAGAGTTGTTCCAATCTCACATAAAGTTGGCCAAGCATTTGAGCCGAGTATGGATAGGGATGAAGCTAGGAAACTTGTACTAGATTTACTTGATGAGTACCTATTTAAAAACGAAAATGTTTTGAAGATTGCGGTTAACTTATCTTTTGAAACGAAATACGCTGCAAAATACGGTAAATACATTTTAGGAAAAGTAGCAGATCCATTGATTATGTGGGTACGTTGTTTACAAATTGCAGCACCTCAAAAGATTAACAATCCGAAGAAACCGACAAGCGGATGGGGATTAAAACCTGCTACAAAACACATTTTTGGTGTAACGATGAACGACTTCTCAGCACTTTTAAAGAAATATAAGGTTGATTTCTTTGATGAAATTGACGCGAGTAAGGGAGAAGGGTTACTTTACTCAGCTGAGGACTCCGATTATGCAGTACAACATTACGAATATTGGTCTCAAATTGTGTCTCAAATTCCGCGATATGAGGAATGGCTCCATAAAATCGAAATGCCGTTTACACGTGTTATTGGTCTTATGGAGTACTGGGGAATGGCTTGGGATTCAAATCTTGCAACGCAAAAGAAACAAGAAGCTGAAATTATGCAGGAACAAGCTGCTGAACGTATTAAACAAATCGCGAAAGAAACGTTTAATGTTGATATAAACACTGGTAAGTCAGGTAAGACGAACGAAGTAAAAAGTTTAATGTTTGATTACTTAAAAATACCGGTGGCTAAGTATGGAAAAACAGGTGCGAGCCTTGATCAAGAGGCGCTTATCGATATGGCATTTATGCTCGAGAATAAGCTGAATGATATTAATGAGGAGAAGTACCTCAGCATTCCATTACCTGAAAATTGGGAGAATATTGATTCGGAAACAAATCCTACTTTGGATAAATTAGAACGCGGAGCAATTCGTATTGCTAGACGTGAACCACATCCTTATAAAGTACAGGCACTGGAAGTTATTGATCAGCTGAAGAAGATACAAAAATACACGACATTACTTTCTTCACACATTGTAGGACGTGAAAAGTATTTGAACTTTATGAGTGGACGGATTCATGCAGGGTACAGTCCTTTTACAGAAACAGGACGTTTGAACAGTTTTAACCCGAATGGGCAAAACGTTCCACGACCTGATAATGATGAATTTAAGATAAGAAACTTCTTTGTTCCGAAACCAGGGAAGATTTTGTTCTTCATTGACTTTAGTGGTTTCGAGCTTCGCTTAATGGCATGGAAATCAGGCGATGAGGTCATGATTGAATTGTTTAACACAGGCGGCGATATGCATCGTAGAACAGCGTCTGTAATGACTGGAAAACCTGAAGATGAAATTGTAAAGAAAGAACGTACAGATGCAAAGGCAGGAAACTTTGGTATTTCTTATGGAGGTACGGAGCACGCTTTACAGTTCACATTTAAAACAAAATACATGATTCGTAAAACATTAGATGAATGTGCACAGATTGTAAATGCCGTTAAAACAGCATATAAACGCATACCTGAGTATCAGCGCAAAATTGTATTAGAAGCACGTGAGCAAGGCTATGTACAAACAATCTATGGATATATGAGATTACTACCTGGCATTAACAGCGCGAATAGAAGAGATCGTGGATCAGCTGAGAGACAAGCAGCGAATACGCCAGTACAAGGTAGCGCGGCAGACATTATGAAGAAAGTGCAAAATGAAATTTATGAATCTATCGGTAAACAAGAGGGTGTACTTGCTCATGGTAGTGCCGATATGATCGCACAAATTCATGATGAAATTATTTTTGAGATAGATGATGATCCGGAAATTGTAGCTGCAGTAGAAAAACAAATAAAACAAGTTATGGAGCAACCTCCAATACCAGAATTTCCAGTTCCGATTGAAGCAGAAGGAAGTGTAGGTTATCGATGGGGCGAGAAAATGAGTGTTGAATCCTGGCTTAAACAAAGGGAGGAATAGCATGTGGGAAGAGGAGAGGGACCACGTAAATCGATGTTTACAAAGAAGCATGCAACAGCATTACCACGTGTAAAGCCAGCGAGAATTGTAGGTGTTATTGCTGGAAAACCATACAACATGGTTTGGGTAGTAAGTTCATTAAGAAAAGATAAAAAGACGGGTGTTTTAGATCCAGTACCACAGGATCCATACGCAGAATTATTATTCGAAAGTTGTTTTAAAAAATGGAGGAAAGAAGATGAGGGCCTTGAACCGGCAACAACGCAGGGCAAGTGAACGGGAGAGTAAAAAGACGAGGGAACGTCAAAGCTTCCATCGAGGTGAAGTGCAACAAGTATCTCTTTTATCGTATAAAGATGGACGGACATTAGCATTACGAGCGGTAAAAGAAGTGTTGGGACTAGGTCCAGTACGTTTAGAGCGTGTACAGAAGCGATTGGAAGAACTAGAAAACGAGAATTTCAATGAGCTATTTTTAGAGCATTTAAGAAAATAAAAAGCTGTAGAAAGGAAGTGTAGTTGTGGGTGGGAGACAGCAAGGAAAGGGGTACGAAAATCGGAAAAGTGATCGGAAGATGGAGAGATTAAAACGTGAAATGGTTAAGCAAAAAAGAAAAGCAGCAAAAGGTGAGCTACGAAAGGCGGTAGTGTACTTGAACAATTCAGAGCAACAGTTAAAGGATGTAATGCAAGAAAATCGTGATTTGCAGTTGGAAGTGGATTTATACAAGTCACAGGTGAAAGTGAAAGACAATTACACAAAACGTGTAGTGTACGAAAATAAAGAATTACGAGAACAGATTAAAAATTTACGTAAAAAGTTTTTAGTAGTTGTGGTTTCTTATATGGTGGTAGCGGTCATTGTTAGCTTTGTGATTGCTAAATAAGAAGGGAGCAGTTGAGATGTCTGTAGTGAAAGATAACGAGTTCTGGAGAGAAGTGTATTACTACATGGAAGAGCATAATTGCTATAAGGATGAGGCTGTAAAGGCAGTAGAGGCTCAGTTCAATAATAAGGACGAAAAAAGATTAGAAATCATTGAAGCTGTAAAAGAAAAGTTAATGTGTGCAGGGATACCGGAAAAGGACTCTTTAAAATTCGCGGAAACCGCACCCTTTGTTAATTCTTTAACTGATGCCAGTGTAGAAAGTATGGTTAGAAGTTTTATAAATTTGTTTAAAAAAGGGGAGCGTGCAAAACAATGAACATCATTCATTTATTCCAGCTTCAAAAAGAGCTTGATAACAAGATTGTGGAAAAACAAGGTTTGCAAAATGTGCCGTTGTTTCACGAAAAGAAGTTATCGTTTCGTGATGAATTGAGCGAGTTACTTCATGTATGGCGTGGTCATAAGTACTGGAGCGAAAATAATAAACCGATTACGAAAGCGGTACGTAATGAGGGGCAAATGATGGAAGAGGATAAGGAGTACTACAATCCGTTGTTAGAAGAATTTGTAGATGCGCTCCACTTTGCATTATCGATTGGGTTAGAACGTGAATGGAACAAATATATCGATGCTTTTGTAGTACGTACAAACAAAGATCATTCGAAAACAGAAATTATCGATGTATTTAACGATTTATATGAAAACAAATTGTGGAACGCAGCACACTACATGACGCTGATGAATGACTTGGCGTACTTAGGAGCAGCACTTGGATTTTCTACAATTGAGATTTATAACGCGTATATCGAAAAAAATAAAATCAATCATGATCGTCAGGCGTCAGGGTACTAAAAGGGAGGCGGAATGGTGACACGATATACATTATGGACGAAAGAAGAGGTAGCGTATTTAGAGCAGTATTGGGGAATGTACAGCATTAAACATATGGCAAAGAAGTTTGACCGTTCAGTTGATGCTGTTAAATTAAAAGCACAACGTATTGGGTTAGGAGATGCTCGATTACATTTTGAGGGTATTACTATTTTGCAGCTTTCTGAGGTTATAGGTGTCGATTATAACTGTATAAAAAGCTGGGGCAAGCGCTTCGGTTTTCCTATAAAGCTTAAGTTATTTTCATTGGAACAAAAAGTAAAAGTCGTATACTATCGTGATTTATGGAAGTGGTTAAAAACACATAAACACGTGGTGGACTTTTCTAGAATCGAACCAGGTATTTTCGGTCCTGAGCCTGATTGGATGAAAGAGAAACGTAACGCGGATCTAGTGGCCAAAAAGAAACGTGGAAAGCCGTGGAGTGAAGACGATGATTTGTTGCTTAAAAGCTTAGTAAATGCATACCGCTATACTTATCCGGAAATCGCAGCACGCCTACAACGTACTGAGGGCTCTGTAAAACGTAGATTAATGGAATTGAAAATTAAAGCTAGACCTGTACGTATAGGTAACCATACAAAGTATACAAAGCAAGAAGTAAAACAAATTGTGGATTTATATGATAGAGGGTACAGCATAGATGTTATTGCAGAGAGATTAGGGAAAAGTGCATTAGGTATTCGCGGAAAAATGGAAAGAATGGGGTATCGGTTTAAAGGGGGCGTTCCGATAGTATCTAAAGATGTTGTGATTTGACGTGATTTTTGTGTAGTAAAGGGATTTAGTAATGAGGAGGAAGCTAGAACAAAATAAACGAACTAGCTTCACTTCAAATATACATTCAAGACGTGGAAAGAATTGTTTTTAAAATAACTAATACGTGATGATTTTAAAAGGGAATTGTTTCTCGAGCCCCATGGACTTTATCAGGTAGTGGAATGACGGAATTAAATTTGTTATATAGCTTTACTTGAAAAGAAAAGTTTTTTCTAGAAGTAGTTATTTCTAATGTATTTTCACCGAAATTCAAATCACTGATATCACTGGCATGAAAGAATAAATGCCCCCTTAAGGAAGTGTATGGAGGAATATCAATAATAGGTTGTAGCCATTTATCGCTTATTTGAAATTCAAGCTTTCTCTCATCACCATCATAAAATTCTATATTATTATGTATTTGTTTTGCAGATTTTGTAGTAACAGGATATTCGGTTCCAGGTTTACTGTAAGAATTGAATTTAAATCTATTATTTAATTTAAATTCAATTATAGAGATTGGTAAAGCACTTTTGTTAGTAATAATAACATCCATAATGACTCTAAAATCACTCTGCCAATATACATCAGGTGTTTCGAAGTCGGTTCTGTCAGGTTTTATGATGTGGGCTGAAATGCCCTTTGGTTGAATGCATTCAATCTTGGCGCGGTTTCTCCAGAAATTTGCAAATGTAATAAAAAAAGTTGCTAAAGAAATAAAAAATGCTGCGATTGGAATTATGTTAGATTTTAAAAATTCAATCATAAGTACCTCCTTTTATTATCATTATACGATATGTATATTGAAGAGACAATTAACCTATTAAAAAACCTTATTTGGGTGAAAGGTGAGATAAAAATGTCCTTACTGGGGAGTTTGAAAAAAATCCAAGAAAAAGCCATTGATGAAAAAGTATTGGAATTTGCAGACGAAATGGAAGGTGCAATAACTGAAAGTGCTGCAAAGGGGTATTCAGGTTATAAGTATCAAATTCGTTATGATAATCCAGATAAGCATATGATGCTTACGGAAATTTTTATAGAAAAGTTACAAGAATTGATGGACGGTGTGAAAGTTGAATTTAAGGAAGAAGAAAAGAAGGGCCTTTTTGGATCTTACTATGAACACTACATTCATTTTAGCTGGATGGGTTAGATTTTTATAAATTTTATTTGATTAAGAAGCAAGGAGGAACCTTAAGTGAACAAAACAGAAGCCAATAAACATTTCCCACTATGGAAAGTCGAATTAGGTGAGTATGTGTATGGAAGAGACTCAGGTGCTCCTTGGTCAGATCCGGAGAATGATATTCGGAAAAGTGGAACCGTAAAGTATTATTCAAAAGCAAATGTTGATAGTGAATGGAAGCTGGAGTATTCAGAGGGGATGGGGAAATTTGATTATGCTTTACACAAAACAGCAATTACATTAGCCGAATTACAAATGCATTATGGAATGGAACCAAAAGAAAATACGTCGATGTTTGAGTATAAAGATAAGATGTTTGTTTATGAGCATTGGTGCGCTGATCAGAAGTGTGTATGTGGTACGGCTATTGATGAGTTTTATAACGATTACGAAGAGGATAGTACTGTAAAAGCAGACATCATTAAATCTACAGTGTTCTTCTATGATAAAGATTGTCTAGTTATGAAAAGCGGTAAGTTCTACCTTAACGGCAAAATGGTAGGCACGAAAGAAGAAATAAAGGAAAAACACGGTATTGAGTATTACCAAGCAGAGATGATGTATCCAGAGAAGATAAGGAAGAAATTCTGTGAGTTATTTCCTAAAGCTACCTCGTATTACTCTTGGTCAGCCACGGGATATTTAAATAGGAAGGGGAAAATAAATGAGTAAATTAGTAGATTGGGCAAAAGAAGAATTAAATCGATTATCTCAAGATATAGCTAATGATGGTGATAATTCGATGCAAGAAGAAATGAATAAATGTGTACTTGAAATCGTAAAAGTATTTTCGGAGCAAGGACATAGCGGAATGTCAGCTGCATATGCTTTAGGTCTTATAAAGAGACTATTATCCTGGAAACCTATTACTCCGTTAACAGGCGAGGAATCAGAATGGAATGATGTTGGTGGAGGGGATGGAGAAAGTATACAACAAAACAATAGATGTTCTGCGATTTTTAGAAAAAACAACGATAATAGTACAGCGTATTATATCGACGGTAAAGTTTTTTCGGATGATGGCGGTGTTACATGGTTTACAAATCGAGATAGTTGTATACCTATCACGTTTCCTTTTGCTGTACCCGATCAACCAGAATACGTGATTCTTTCTACACGAAAGGATGAAGATTATGAAACCCGTGAAAGCGAAATGTGAAGCATGTGAGCACGTGTTTCGTGTCCAGATGCTCGTAGCACGATTACCGAACCGTGTGGACAAGCATTACTTTATCTGTCCAAGCTGTAAATCAGAATTTGTCAGTTATTATTCGAACCGTGAAATGAGACAGTTGCAGAAAGAAATTTCGAAATTATACAACGGTTTCCGTAAATGTTATACGAGGGAACAAGCAAACGTGATTCAGGCGAAGATTGATAAAAAAGACTTAGAGTTTAAGTGGTTACGAGATAAATTGAGGACGGAAATCGAAACGAATTTACCAAATTAAAGGGGCTAAAGTTATATGACTATACCTAAACAGTTAATGATTGGTAGTGTTCCATACGATGTCGAAGTAGTAAAAGGCTGGATTGATGAAAGAGAAAACGGTGAAGTAAGAATTGCTGAAGTAACATATCACGAGCAACATATCAAGATTTCGGATAACGTAACAAAGCATGAAGGGAAAATGAAAAACTTACTTCACGAAGCGATTCACGCGATGCTCTATGAATACGGATTTGACCGTTTAAATAAAGAAGCTAATGTCAATGCGTTAACTACAGTCTTTTTCGACTTTATTGAAAATAACATCCGTGGTGGTATCTCCAGCTTTGTAGGACATGAATACTTAGTACTTACGTCTCCTGCAAAACAGGTAGAAAAAGAGGGGCGGCATGGTTTTTCATTTATCAATACAGCAGCAGAACTTGTAGAAACGATTAATAAACATGAACCAAAAGTGGACGTGTCAGCGTTAGGAGCTGCAATGGCACAAGCGGAGGTTCATAAAACCGTTGATTTACAGGCAATTACGCTTGAGCAACTTCGTGATACTGTTAAAGACACCGTGAAAAATCGAAGTCGTAAACTACCAATCGTAGACGTAAATCGTAGTTCATTCCCTATGGAAGACGTTGTTAAAATTACTAAGCAAAAAGATAGACCTTGTGCACCAGATCCATTGAAAGAAAAAGAAGAGGCGAATCCAACTCATTGGAAAACAGGTATTAAGTATGACGATGAGGGTACACCAAGATATCGTACACGCTATGAGTGCTGCATGTGCGGGAATCGCGGGAATCAATACGAATATGAAGGGAACAAATTTACAAAATGTCATAAATGTAATGCAAAGCTCAAGATAGTACCTGCTACGAAAAAAGGGCTTCCTGAACGTGATGCATTCGGTAATTTTTACGTAGCTAATGATGAATACAGCGTGATTTTGGAAGGGGAATGAATATGAAGAATACATCTACGAAAGATTTAAGTGAAGAGCTAGAAACACGTGATGGTGTTACATCAGTACAGGTAAGTCCTCATGAGAAAATTGAAGTAGCTGGTATTACGGTTGAGGGTCCAGCGGTTATTCTCATTAATAAAGATTAGGGGTGATTGGATGGAACTTATATACGAATATCCGATTTGGACAACATGGTTTATCTGTGTAATATTTTTCGGTTTAGCAAGCGTCATAGAAACAATTAAGAAGTAAGGAAGTGGATATATGAGAGCTATATTGAAAACAATTGATGGATCGGAACACTGTATAGAAGAAGCGGATTTTATTCTGGAGGGTTACAACAAAATATCGGGAGCGTTGTTTACAGAAGGAAATACCATCGATATTACTGATGACGAAAAACGTATTAAAGGAATTGTGAATATGAATTATGTTTCTGCGATTAAGTTTGAGTATTGATAAACAAAAAGGAGCTGAAGAGAAATGAAATCAACAGGTATCATTCGTAACATCGATCCACTAGGACGCATTGTAGTTCCAATGGAGTTACGCCGCACATTAGGTATTCAGGAAAAGGATCCAATGGAGATTTTTGTAGATGGTGAATCTATTATTCTAAAAAAATATAACGTTAACGGTTCTTGCCAAATTACAGGTGAAATTTCTGACCAAAATATCGAATTAGCTGGCGGGAAACTCGTACTGAGTCCTGAGGGAATCGATCAAGTTTTAGCGGAAATCGAATCACATTTGAAGGGGTGATAAGATGAGTAATTCAGGTGGCCAATATTCAAATATCGAACTGGAAATGATTTTGGATAACTTTGTCAAGGCGTTACCGATGCAGATACGAATGCAGCGTGAAATGTCTAAATTACTTAAAGCACGTTTTGATGCGCTTGTTTCTGAAGGGTTTACGGAACAACAAGCGCTGGAAATCATAAAATCACGTGGTGTAGAGTGAAAGGTTCAGAGGCGATTTTACGGGCAATGCACCAGGTAGGAGGAGAAATCCCAGCTACGCAGTTCGATACGTGGCTGGGACAACTCTCTCAGTTAGGACTACTGGAGCAAGTCACGAAAGATGATAAAAACATTTATTATTACCGGCTTACGGATAGCGCAAGACAGTTTTTAGCGAAGAAGGGTGTTATTTAGTTCTTAACTTGTTGAAGTGTGGATAAGAAATGTTTGAAAGCCTCTTGCATTTCTCTAACATCTTTATACCTTTCTTCTCTGTTAGGATTAGTGCCTTTGTCAAAAAATGCTTTGAATTGCTCGTTAGTAAAAGCACCCATTGTTGTTCGACCTGTAAATATAAAGTAAATGAGTCTTGTTAATGCGTATATCTCGTGATGAATTTTATAGTTAGAAAATCCATCAAACGCCAGTTGTGGATCATTAAAAGTGCCTTTCATTTCCGTAAATTGGTTAGTCAGTTGACTTTCTTCTAGTTTTATCAAACCAAAATCAGATACTTTAATAATCTCCGCTCCATCATAAATCTTTATTAATATGTTAGATGGGCTGATATCTCTATGTAAAACATTTTTACTATGGATATATGTAAAGGCTTTAAATATTTGCTGAATTAAATTGATTCTTTTGAAGAAATCTATTGTATTGTTTCTCTTTGAAATATAAGTATATAGGGATTCATCGGCATATTCCATTATATATTGATGGTTCTCCTTATCAAACTTAAAAACTTCAAGAACGTAAGGTGATTTTAGTTTACGCATTTCTACAAATTCAGTGCAAAATCTTTGATACTCTGCCTTTGTTAAATTACTATTTGCTTTTTTTACGGCGAAAAAACAATTATAAAATGTATCTTTATATTTAAAAACTTTTGCATAAGAACCTTCACCTATTATTTTTAGCTGAAATGGGATTGTAGTATTTGCTCTTGTTATGGAAATTCCGTTTTGTAATTCAAACATCGGTCCTATCTCATTTATGTTTATTTCTTCAAAACCTGAAGGAATAGCGCTACCACCACTTGGTTCTAGAAATTGTTTGCATTCGTTTATTACTCTCTTGTAATAGGTACAGAAATCAAAAGCGACTTCTGTATCTTGTAAGCTCGATTGAATCTTTTTTATTGCGTGGATATAGTTGATTAACTCCCTACTTTCATCAGCTGTAAAATGTCCTGTCGGTAGTCTACGATTTAAACTATCTAGAAGTCTGTTAAATGAGAAATGGAAAAATGATAGAATTTCTTTTAACGGGAATGGTATCTCCTTATAACAAATAGTATATCGATGAACAGTTTCTTCACCGTGGATTATGATAATATCATCAAGTTTGCGCTGTAGATAAGTAGAAATAGGCTCTGTAATTTCGACCATATTCATAGCTCCTTTTGTAAAATAAATACTATTATCCCAATAATAACAGAAAAGTAGATTGTTTAGTTATATTAATGTTTTGAAGTATAGGATAAATAACGACCTGGAGGCGAGTTGAAAAATGAATGGAAAATATCTTCCTAATTTAGTAGAGGTAAGCAAATGAGTTACTTGGAGCGTATTTCGCAATTAGTATCTGAAGTAATGCTTGTTGTTTTACAAGATATTAATAATAGCATTAAGGATTGGATCGTAAGCGGTGAGAAAGAGAATGCCCCGTATATTGAACAACAACTGAGATTCGTGGAACGTGTGGCTGCAAGGAGTAAGAAACATGACATCTGAGGAAATCCGTAACTTACAAATCGATGGTGTAGACGTTCCGTTTTACGAAGGGTATGTGACGGTACAAGAAGGAGTTGTTACGGGTAAGCTTACCTGGAGTCTCCATGCTGTGGATTATGGAGCATGCGAATTTGTGGCCACGAACCAGTTACGTGATGTAGGTATCGAGACAGAGCAGGGCAATGTATATGCTGGAGAAGGACTGATAACAGAAGTGACTGAAGAACGATTTCTCCTAGCTGGAAAGTCGGTGCTACGTGGGTATGAGACAACAGCAGCGTGGCACGTGTTTCGAGATTCGGAGATTCACAGCTGATTACACGAAAATAAAAATATATAAAAGAAAAGTTTTTAGGAGGGGGTCTAATACACTACAGTACTTAAAAAAGAAAAAGAAAATAAAAAAGAACCCCCCCTTAAAAAAATATACCTTATATATATAATATAAAAATAAAACTAATAATTATATATTATATATATAGTATTATTTATTAATAGTTATATAGTATGTAATGCTATTAATGGTTTAAGGTTTTTGCTTTAGGGGTTTGATTTTCTGAGTCAGGAGGTTCGGAGATGACCAGAATTGATGGCTATGTTTCAAAGAAGACAATACGACTATGGCTGGAGAATTATGAATCACTGGCTGTAGGTGACCGGTTCCCTGATGCGCCGCCTAGCTTTACGGGACCTAATGCGCAGGATGGAAAAAGCGATGGCCGACTGAATAAGATCGTGCTGGATCAGGCGATTAAACAATTACCGAAGAACATGCGGTACATTGTCATAGCGCGGTACGTGGTGAAGATTCCACGAAAACGAATACTGCATAAACTGAACATACATGCCAATGAATACTATAAGTACTGTGATAAAGCTGTAGATACGCTCTATCGGATTATCAATGGTGACATGGTGGGTATGAACCAGTTAATAAAAAAAGTTGAACAGGACTTGACAAAGTAGGGTTTTTCTAGGTACAATTTATGCTAGGATAGGTATTCTGTGTACATATCCTCCATATATTCATTATGTCAAAAGCCAGGAACCACGTCATAGGTATCCTGGCTTTTTCTATGCCCGTTGGATTGGACTGACTGTGGCGTATATAGTAGGTAGGAAATAGGAGAAGCTGTATTGCATACTATGAACTATAGGCAACGGAAGGCTTGTCCTCATAGGGTTGTTTTATCAGTCCGTCCCACTGGACAAGGACAGGCCGCCAGACTCAGGGGGTTTTTATGTGATATGTCGAATTTTGTTTCTATAATTTACCAATATAAAAAACTTTAACAAGGTTAACTATATACAGGAAATACTAATTGAGAATAACAAAAAATGGCTGGAAGCACTGGTATAAAAGCAATGTATAAAAAGATGTATAAAGCATAATGACAAGTAACAATGAGAATGCTGATTTAATAACGTTTATGCATACACTGTATTTTACATAATGGTTATTATGTTAACTGATTGTGAATATACAATTCATCCTTATACATTTTTTGTTTATGCATGTTTGTTCTAAAATTAACATTATTTTACAATATTCGACAAACGATTTCGTATAAAATCCCCCCGGGGGAGCCGTTTTTTGATACAAGGCTGGCAGGCGCTCGTAACGTTCCGCCAGAATTTTTAAACTCAGGGGGCTATAAAAAACATACGAATTTCAAGGCAATCGATACTAAATCGGTTGCCTTTTTCTATTTCACGAAGAAAGGGGAGCGAAATAATGGCTAAGTTAGACGAATTAAAGCAGAAACTCACGGCTAAACAAATTCAAGCTGCGTATTTACTTGTGGAAAACGAGTTGATGGAATCGAACAACGAGGAAAAAAGGACGCAAGATGAAATGGCGAACGAGCTAGGCATAAACCGTACTACGCTTTGGGAGTGGCGAACTAAGAATCAGGATTTTATTGCATTCAAGAGCGAAGTGGCTGACAGTTTCCTTGCAGAAAAGCGCGAGCAGGTGTACAGCAAGTTATTGCAGTTAATTTTAGGACCGCAACCAAGTGTAAAAGCTATGCAGTTGTATATGCAGCGATTCGGTTTACTCACTGATAAGAAAGTAATCGAGGGTGATCTAGGAAATGCGACCCGTACAAATGCGGAAATTGAAGAGCAGCTTCAGAAATTAAAAAAATTGACAGGCGAGTAAAAGGAGGACGGGCTACATGGCATATATAGACGGTAAATGGCTAGCCCGTCAAGAACGTCAGGAGCGTATCAATCTAGTAGCAGAAAGAGCAAAGAAATTACAAGAGTTGTACGAAACTGGCGAGGCTACAGAATATTACATGGATACACTACTTGCTGACATCGATGAGCTAGAAAAGTTAAAAAGGGTGCACCGCGGGGAACATGACATGCTGTATTTCATGTATGAGTATTTTTCCGAAGAAGGTAACCCAGGTAATCCGGATAACTTAATTCCAGCTGGAGTAACGATGGAAGACGCTGCGGAGTTTCACCAAACGCTATGTGGTCTATTAGATGACATCACAACAGGTAAAGAGAAAAAGAAAAAAGTAGCCTGGAGTGTAGGACGTGGCCACGCAAAAACAGCTTATTTAAGTAACGGTTATTTGTGTCATCAAGTCGTGTATCGATTAAAGCAGTACATTGTTTTGATTTCTGAGACATCAGATGTAGCCGGTGATTTTATATCTTGGGCACGTGATCAGTTAAAGTACAACGAGAAACTACGTGAAGATTTCGGTATCTTACTTCACGAGCAGAAGAGCCGAAATGAAGTTGATAATGACAAAGAATTCGTTACTTTAACAAACACAAAAGTCGAAGCAAAAGGTATCGGGACTCAGGTACGTGGATTACGCCACGGATCAAAAAGGGTTCAGCTCTACATTTTGGATGATTTGGAGAGTAAAGAAAATACCGCGACAGTTGATTTAATCGCAAAAAATAAGCGCTGGTTCAAGGAAGAATTGCTTCCAGGTTTAAGTCGTCAAGAAGGTGCCTGTATTTATATGGGTACCATTGTTTGTTACGACAGTTTATTGCATCACGTGATTAAAAACCGTCGTGATTTCGTATCAAGATCGTTTCCAGCAATTTTGCAATGGTCAGAGCGTGAAGATTTATGGCAAGAATGGCGTGAGATTCGTCAGGTGGATGATCCTGACTCAGCAGATCGTGCTCGCGAATTTTACGAGCGGAACAAAGAAGAAATGCTCCGAGGTACAAAAACTTTGTGGCCGTCACACTTTCCATATGTTGATTTGATGGAAATTAGAGAAGATGACGGTACCAAAGCGTTTAATCAGGAGTATTTATGTAATCCGACTGATGAAGAAAGGCAGATATTTAAACCTAAATATTTCACGTACTGTACTGAAAGTGATTTAAAAGATAAAAAACTTTTGTATTACGGTGCAGTCGATTTCGCGATGGGAAAAGAAAAAGGTGACTATAGCGTAGTAGTTACACTTGCAAAAAACGTGGAAACAGGTGCTTGTTACGTTATTGATATTTTTATGGAGCGTGTGCATCCAAATACATTATTAGAAAAGGCTGTGGAATACACGCTGGAATATCAATATGAATCAATCGCAGTAGAGGCACAACAAGCGCAGGAGTGGTTTGCTGAGAAGGTTGCGGAAGCGTTGCAAAAGAAAGGGTACCCTTCATTGACTCGCTTAAAACAAATTAAACAGCGTACACGAAAAGCACTCCGTATTGAGTCATTATTACCGGATATACAGAGCGGTAAATTACGTTTTATGAAACATTTACGTGCTTTATTGGAGCAATTTGAAATGTATCCGATGCATCCACATGATGATGGTCCGGATGCGGTTCAAATGGCTTTTTCTATTGCATATAAACGTGCAAGACGTAAAGCGGGAACTACAGGCAATTCGAGATATTGAGAAGGGAGGGGCTTAAATGAGAGTACAAGGTGATCGTAATTTTATGAATCCGGTGGAAATTGTAATGCCAGTTCGTACCGCGCTCGGTGATTCTGAGTGGACACGGATTATGGACGAGGTTCGTTTGTATGAACGATATGAAGGAGACTTAAACGTATGGTCTGATTACAAGAAACCGGACAATCTCGACTATGATCCTACGAAAATACAACTTGATTATCCTCAAAAAATCGTAAATATGATTGCAGCTTGGCAATTTGAAAAAGAACCGAAAGTAACAGTTCCTCCTGATGTGATAGATGATCCAGCGCTTATGATTCAATCAGGGTACGAACCTAGTGAGGAGCAGCGGGCAGAAAACAGTAGAGCGAAAGCAAAAGAGCGGTTATTAACATGGGTTTGGGATGACAACCGAATGCATGAAAAATTATTGGCGGCAGCAAAGGATCGTGCCATTTCAAAAACGGGTGTTTATGCTCGTATTCATTACGATAAGCGTCGCGGTGAATTTAAAATTATTTGGCATCCATCAACAGAAGTCATCGCAAAGTATAGCGACTGGGATATAGATCAGCTGGAAGAAATTCATTTTATTGCATGGCTCGATGAAGAGCAAACGAAAATGTGGAAGTTATCGTATTACTTAGTTTGGGATGAAGAAGTTGGTGAGTATGACTGCGAAATTGAAGAGGCGGTATACAACGGTGACTTAGAAAAACAAGAAGATAGAGTTAAGCGTTCATCTATGGGAATTGATTTTATTCCCGTTGTACCAGTACCGACTGAAAAACTTAGCAAACGAACCACCGGTTATAGTGAACTGGAAAAAACGATTAAGCTGTCTGATGAAATCGATAAAAAGATGTCTGATTACTCGGATGCGTTACGTTTTGAAATGTTCGCTATTACTTTGTTAACAAATGTAGATGAGGATCCAAAGAATCCACTTCAAGTTGCACCAGGTGCGAAGTGGGATTTAGGTGACGGTGAAGAAAACGGTGGTGAACCGAGTGCGAAAAAGCTGGAAAGCGGGTTCCGGTTTAAAGAAACCATTGAAGCATATCTGGACCGATTACAAAAACGTCTACATGAAAAAGCAGAGGTACCAATGGTGAATACGGCTGATATGAATACAGGCGGTATAAATGACATGGCCGTACAGCTTTTATTCAGTAACATCATTTCGAAAACACAACGCTCATGGGTTATATGGCAATCACGCTTACAAACCTTAAATGAGTATATTTTGCGTTATATGAAAGCAAGGCAGGATGATCCGAAATTCAAATACGATAAAGAGATGTTAGCAAAAGTAGATAACTATTATGCTAGCAAGATTATTTTCGGTTTACCATTGCCACAAGATCAAAAAGCGCTCATCGAACAGCTAGGGGATGAAATTTCTAATGAAATCGAATCAATTAAGGGCGCAATTACGAGAAGTGGTAAAGAAAATGCAGAGCAAAAGTTCATGGAAATCATGCAAGAACGGATGTTGAAGCGACAATCTCAGGATCCTTATAACGAAAAGTAACACTTGCCTTACGAAATGGCGCTATAAACTTTCGGAAATTATAGCCGACAGGCTCAAAATGGAGGATTTGCAAATGGAATACGTAAAACAAGCCACTTCATTAAAGTATTTTGTAGAAAAAGTACAAAAAACATCTAAGTTCCCACTACGATTAGACCTTCAGTTTTTTTCTGATGGTGGTTCTGGAGATGATCCAGACAAAAAGCCTGGAGATACCGATGATCCGTCAAAAACTTTTACCCAAGAAGAATTAGACGAAATTGTTAAGAAGCGCTTAGATCGTGAACGTAGTAAATCAGCTGAAAAATATGGCGACTACGATGATGTGAAAGCAAAATTAGCAGAATACGAAAAAGCTGAAGAAGAGCGTAAAAAGCAAGAAATGACGGAAATTGAACGATTGCAGGCGGAAAAAGAAGAAGCTGATAAAAAGGCATTAGAAGCTTCCGAAGCAGCACAAAAAGCACAGGAAAAAGCAAATACTCGAATTTTGAATACTGAAATTAAGAGTATTGCACGTGCTTTAGATGCGAATGATCCAGGGGATGTATTGGCGCTTTTAGATAAGTCGTCTATTAAACTTGATGAGGACGGGAATTATCAGGGAGTTGAAGAGGCTGTTAATGCACTAAAAGAAAGTAAACCTTGGATGTTTAAGAAAGTTGTGGGAGCTGATGCAGCTGGTGGCGCGAATCCAGGAACAAATCCGAGAGCGAATGAAATTCTTGCTTTAGAAAAAGAGCTGGAAGAAGCGAAAGCAAAAGCATTAAAAGACTCGAAGTTTGCGGGAGAAGTAACACGTATTTATAACAAGTTACTAGAAGCAAAAGCAAAGAAATAGTAGGTCGTTGACAAAAAAGTCAGCGGTTTTTTTAATTTAAAAAATTTGAGGGGGCTACAAATATGCCAGTACCAACTACGTACGAATTTCAACAACAAGTGAGACAAATGCAAGCAAATGTAGATTTAATTTTAACGAAAGCACCGGTTCTTTTCGGATTAATTGGGGTAGGAGACGGGTTAACACAAACGAAATTTGAATGGCAAAATGATTACTTAAACTCAGATACGGGTATTGTGAAAACTGCAGCAGCTGTTGGTGCTACAGACCTGGTTTTAGAAAAAGGTGAAGCTCGTAAATTTACTGAAAATGCACTTGTACAAAACGGTTTAGAAGTGCTACGTGTAGTAAGCATTGATGAAAACGCGGATAAAATTACCGTTCAACGTGGCTACGACGGTACAACAGCTGAAGCAATTACAGCTGGTGGAGAACTGAAAGTTATTGCAAGACCGCGTCCGGAAGGTGAAGATGCGTTCCGTAAGAATGAAATTAACGACCGTCTGGTGTCACATAACTTCTCACAAATCTTTTCAAGATACGCATCTGTATCACGTACACAACAACAAGTAAACACATACGGCGTATCAAACGAATTAGATTACCAAGTAAACCTACGTTTACAAGAGATGATTCGTGAAGCGAACACGTCTTTAATTTACGGCCGTAGATATGCGGGCACTCCATCACAACCACGTACTACAGGTGGTTTATTTGCATTTGCGGGTATTGAAGGTTCACATAAGCAAGACTTTAAAGGGAACGAAATTGCGGCAAAACCTTTAAATGATGCTGTAGAACAAGTATTTACTCGAGGTGGTTCGGCAAATACGATTCTATGTGGACCAAATATCGCACGACAAATTACAAAGCTTGGTGGCGATACAATTCGTACTACACGCCAAGATACTGCGGCAGGTTACCAAATCTTATCGTTTGTATCTGATTTACCAGGTGGGGCGATTTCTAATGTGGTAGTTGACTTAAATATGCCTAAAGATCGTGCATTACTTCTTGATACAGAAAAAGTTAAGGCTCGTTATTTAACTCCGATTTATGATCAAGATGCTACACAACCAGGCGGAGATTACTTCTCTCGTGTCATTCGTGGAGAATTTGGTTATGAAATTAAAAATGCAAAAGAATCTATCGCTGTTCTTGAAAATATTTCTAAAACAATGGCATAGAGAGGAGGTAAAATAGGCTTTTTAAGAGGTTGTTCGACGTAACCATGAAAAGTCCATGTTCATAGTCTAAATTATCTTGTAAAAAAGGAGTGATTTGTTTGACAAATTACTATGACTATGGATATGGGTATAACCAATATATGTATCCGTACCAAAATCCTTATGAAAACCCTAGACCTCAAGGAACACACCATTTCCATACTCAAGATGATATACAATCCCATCTTAATGCTGGTAGAAAAGGGCATTGTTTTAAAGGATTTTGGGGAGGAAGAGAACATACTTTTCTTTTGATAGGTTTAAGAGTTGATGGAACGGTTGAAATCATTGAAAATGGTCAACCAGGTACTGTTCATCGCGTTGATATACAGGGATTATCGTATCAAGGTATTCAATGTCCAGCTCCACAACCACCACCAGGAGGCGGTAGCAGTGGCGGTGGAACTTGGCCACCTCACTGTCATTGGGTTCAAACTCCTTGGGGGTGGCAAAAGGTTTGTCATTAAGAGAGAGCAGCTAAATAGCTGCTTTTTTTATTTTTGAAAGGAGTTTTAATATGCCTATTTCTGAAAATCAGGTACAACGGTTAAACAAATCGATGCCAATTGCGAATGACGTTAAATTAGGTACAGTTATTAAAGAACTACAAGAAAAAACAGCTCAAATACCTAAAAAGGCGGATAAACAGGCAGATAGTACTGCAAGTGACGTGGCGGGTGTTGTGAAAGACTTAAATGCATTGATTGCGAAGTTAAAAGCTGCAGGAATCATGAGCTCTTAATAAATTTACAGTGACGGAGGTGACGCCAAATGAAGGTGTCGGAAAGGCTGGAGAGTCGGTTAGCAAAAGTTCCAAAAGTAACTCCGGAAGACATCGGAAATTGGCTAGCTGAAGCCGAAGCTGAGTCAGAGTTAACCGAAGAAGTAAATGCAAATGCTGTCTTTTATCTTGCACTATCATTTGCTTATGAATCGATCGCAGCAGACGCAGCACGTTATTTTTCTTATACAGATGGTGAGGAGTCGGTTGATAAATCGATGATCTTTGCAAACTATAAGAAATTATCAGCAGATGCGCTTAAAAAGTACAGGAAATATAGACGGGGCAAAGGTACTCATCAAACATTTGCTAAGCGAGCAGACGGGAGATGATTACATGAGCGATTCTCAACAAGAAATAGATGCCGCACTTGATGCCATTTCTGAAGAATTTAAGGAAGAGCACGAAAAACAAGTTTCTGATACTGTTAAGGCCATTATCTTAATACGTTTGTTTTTGGTTGATTTACTGAATGATTATCAAAAGGACGGAATCGTGAAGCGTGGTAGGTTAAATGCGTTATTACGGGACCTGACTTTATACGAAAATGAATTTCGTAAACAAGCAGAGCAGTCATTCCATAGATTAATTGAAAACACGTCGAAATGGACCACATCAAAATTATCAGAAGCTGGTTTAGACGTGAAATCTATAACCGTAGTAAATAAGAAAATTATTCAAGAGGTTTTAAAAAGACCTGGAGAAGACGGTTTAATTCTTTCGGATCGTGTATGGAATTTATCTGGAGATATGAGGGATCGGTTGAGTAGCGTAATTCGTCCTGCCGTATTAAAAGGCGAAAGTATCAATATGATTTCTCAAAAGATTAAAGAAGTACATGACAATGAGAAATGGAAAATTGAGCGCGTAGCTATTTCCGAAAGTACTAATACGTACCGAGCAGCTACTATACAGAATGGATTAGAAAGTGAAATGGTGGCGGGTTATCAAATTATAGATAATGGCCACCGTCACCGATACCATTCAAAGCACATGTGTTACAAGCTGGCAAGACGTGATGCGTATGGTTTAGGCGCTGGAAAGTACCCGAAAAATATTCCAGAAACCCTTATGAATCAATTAGTAAGCCCGCATCCACAATGTTCTTCTCGACTGACTTATATAATAAGCGAGGAGGTGTAGCATTTGCTTACCGAAGATGATATTAAAGAGATTCGCGAAAATCGTGAAATGATTGAGCAGGGACGCAGGGAACCGGTGATTTTACACATTAAAGGGATTTCTGAAAAAGATCCGATTACAGGTGAAGAAATACAAGGTGAACCACGAAAAGAAACTGTTCAATTAGTTTGGAAGAAGTTCACTTCAGTAGAAAAGACGAAGTTCGTTGGTCTTGATGTTAAAAAGGGAGAGGCGCTTGTTACATTTCCCCTTAATATAGACTTGGAGAATATTGAAAAAGTTGAACGGCGAGGGGTTTTTTATGTTATCGAACTTATCGATGAAAGAGGGCTTGGTGGTATAAACCGTTGTGAAGTAATTGTGAAGAGGGTGATTTAATGCGTATTACTGTGAAGGTACGCGGTATGGATGACGTATTAAGAGGTGTTAATCCTTCGAAATATAAAAAACCAATCAACCAAACTGTAGAAAAGCATGCAATGTTACAGGCAAATGATGCTTCACAAAGAGCCCCAGTGGATTCTGGAGCATTAGCAGCTAGTATTCCAGCTAGTGTTTCTCCTATAGCTGGTGTAGCAGCTGGGTGGTCTTACGGATCCCCACTGATTTATGCTGCTGTACAAGAATATACACATGCAACTAAAAAAGGTTTTTTGAGAAAAGCTGCGTTTGAGGGGGAACCTTTATTGGTCAAAAACTTAGAAGGTGTAGTTCAAAAAGTAGCAAACGGTGACTGGTGATAAGTTATGTTAAATGATGTAATGTATTCACTTAAAAAAGCTTTGGATGTCTTCGCTCCGACTACGTGGGTTTACGATGGTGTTTCTGTATCAGGAAAAGACAAACCTTTCATTACCATAGAGGACTTGTCAGGAACAATTAACAGGTATTCAAAAGAGAATTTCTCACGTAATCATCTGATTCAAGTTGGTGTATATGCAGATAAACTTTTTGATAGGAACGATTTGCAAGATAGAATAATTGACCGGTTCGAAAAGGGTTCAATTGACTTGTATGACACAAGCAAAAAGAATCCGGAGCGAATCGGTTTTTTTAATGCAGAAGTAAAGAATTTTGAACCGCTATCTCAAAAAGATGTTGAGGTTTTAACAGCGAAACATTTGAGTTTTATAACTATAACAATCAGAAATTAGAGGGGGAGTAAGAATGGCAGATGTAGTGAAAAGTAATGCACCCGAGTTTAAAGGTGCGGAAACACTTTATTTAATTGATATCCCACAAGCTGACGGGAAAACTACAAAAACGGTTCGATTTTATAACCAAACATCGGGTTCCCGATCAATTGAAGCCGGAGAAATTGAGTTAAAAACAAAGGATAAAAGTGGATCTGATTACGGCGATGTAACACAGTCCGCAAGTATTGAAGGTATTTGTACAGAAGGTGACGAGGGTCTTGATTATGTAGAAGAGGCCATTATTAATAAAGTTTTGGTAAGAATTCATGAAGTTAACCTACGTAGTGCGACGGCTTCTTCATATAAAGTTAAATCAGGAACATACATGTTAAATAGCTTAGAGCTATCTCATGAAAATGAGGAGTACTCAAAGTATTCTATTGGTTTAAAATTAAATGGGAAAATTTCTAAAGGCACAATTAGTACGATACCTAACGGTGCACCAACTGGTGATGTAGCTACACCTTCTACACTAGAAACAAAGTGAGCAATCTAGCTCGCTTTTTTATTTTGAATAAAAAACCTGGAGGGATTTAGTAATGGCTGAAAAATCATATACACGTTTTGTAGTTAATGGGGAAGAATTTGAACTGAAATTTTGTCTAGAAGCAATTAGATTGCTAGATGAAAATGGCGGACCGATGCAATTTGTTTCTCAAACGATGCAGGGAGGAATTACAAACTTCGTTGATGTGATCTACTATGCGTTAATTCATACCGCGAAAGGTATTACATATGATGCGGTACAAAAAGAAATTGAAAAATTATTTAATGATCAAAAGCTAGATCTTGATGAAATTCTAAAGTACAACAAAGCGGTTGTGCTAAATAGTTTTTTCTTCCAGAAGACAGTGAAGAAACTTCTAGCGACGATGACAGCGGAACAGCAGAAGTCGTTCGAGAACCTGTACGCATAAATATTGATGAATTGCAAGGTGAGTGTTTTCGTTTTTTTAATATGACCACCTTGCAATCTTGGCGTATCAGTCTCAAAGAATACCACATTATGCTTAATGGATATAAAGAACAATTACTGGATAAGTACGAGTTTGCAAGTGTACAAGCTTTGTTTAATCGAAATGCACAAAGCGACAAAATCAAGTCATTAGCAGATATATATACACGTCCAGAAAGTGTTCGTGATATTGAAAAACAAGCAAAAGAGCGACAAGAAGTGGTTGAAAAAATTCAAAGAAACGAATCGTTCTTTGATCAAATAGAGTCGATGATTAAAAGTCAAATAAAAGAAGAGGAAGGGTAGGTGAGGTGAATGAGTAAAACTCGTGTAACGGTAGAATTGGTAGCGAATATTTCAGACTTAGTAGGTAAGTTAGGTCAAGCGACACAAGCTTGGAACACTTTTTTTAAGCATATTAGTAAACCACCGCCAACACCACAAACACCACCGCCACCAGCACCTCCACCATTACCGCCTGCGCCACCAGCACCACCTCCACCTGACTACTCGGGATGGCGGGCTAGATTTCAAGAAGTAGGTAACCAAGCAATTGAAATGGGCCGACGTGTACAGCAAACAGGACAAACAATGCAAAATGCATTCGGCCCTGCGGCTGCAGTGTCGGCTTTTGCTTTAGAAAGCATGATTCAAAAGTCACGTGAATTTGAATCGCAAACCCGTAAAGCAGCTGTTTTAACTGCAGGTGACTACGGTCAAGTAAAGAAAGCAATTCTTGATATGGCAAAAGACTCTGTGTATTCAACAGGTCAGGTAGCGGCAGCTTTTGCTGAAATGGGTGCGAAAGGTTTCGATTCGGCTCAAGCAACCGCCGCGTTACCTGGTGTGTTGAGTGCGGCTGCAGCGTCAGGTGAAGACCTGGGAATGGTTGCCGATACGATTACGTCAGCTTTAAATTCTTTTGGCATGGAAGCAAGTCAAAGTACACATGTTGCTGACGTGTTAGCGACCGCCGCGAATGCAACCGCTGCTGGTGTAGGAGATATGCAATACGCATTTAAATATGCAGCAGGACCTGCAGCACAGTTAGGAATTTCAATGGAAGAGCTTGCAGCATCTGTAGGTATTATGTCCAACGCTGGTATCAAGGGAGAAACTGCTGGTACGGCGCTTCGTGCATCGATGCTACGTTTAGTTAAGCCACCAAAAGCAGCAGCAAATGAATTAAAACGACTCGGCGTATCTATTACGAATCAACAAGGGAATATGAAGCCACTTTCTCAAATTATTGGTGAGTTAAAAACAGGAATGGAAGGTATGACAAATGCACAAAAAGGTGCGGCGTTAGCGACGATATTTGGTACAGAGGCTGTATCAGGTATGATGGCACTTGTATCTGCAGGGCCTGAAAAGATTGATGCGTTAACACAATCCTTAGTGAATTCAGATGGCGCGTCAAAAAAAGCTGCAGATTCAATGCTTGAAGGATGGGCTGGAGCATTGACAAAAATGGAAGCCTCTCTTGATGTTGCGGCACGTGCATTTACTGATGCATTAGCTCCTGCATTAATGGTGGTAGCTGGAGTAGTAGAAAAACTGGCAAATGCATTTACAAAATTACCAGCTCCTGTACAGACTATGATCGCTTCCGTAGTAGCATTTACTACGGCTTTTTTAGTTGTAGCTACGGTTGCGGGGATTGTTATTAACGCGATTGGTGGAGCGATTATCACCTTCGGTCAACTTATGCTATGGATGTCGGGAACATCAAAAGCAGCGGTAATGCTGCGGTCAGCTTTTACAGCATTGAGAGCAGGATTCGCGTTATTGTTAGGACCTGTCGGCGCAGTTGTCGCGGTTCTGGCTTTAGTAGGGGTAGCGCTAGTTCAACTTTATAAGCATAACGAGACTTTCCGAAATGCCGTGAATAGTGCTTGGGAATCAATAAAAAGTGGGACAGTATCAGCTATCGAGTCTATGAAATCGGCACTAGATTCTTTGGGAACGTACCTTGGGACGGTACCTGCAAAATTTTCGGCGATGGGTAGTGCTATAGGTACAGCCTTTGACGTAGCAATTGCTGTTATACAGTCAAAATTCATGTCAATTGGTCAAAGTATAAGCGGAGCTTTTTCTTCCGCGATTTCTGGCTTAAGCTCGGCCTTTTCTGGGATAGGTTCTGCTATTTCACCAGTGATTGAATTTATAAAAATGTCGTTTTCTTCTATCGGAAATACAATAGCAACCTTAACACCGCTGATTGTACGATTAGGGTTAACATTTTTAGGGGTTTCAGGACCTGTCGGTTGGGTAATAGCGATCGTAGCATCATTGGGGGCTGCAATTTTTAAATTAATAAACACAAACGATCAAGTAAAATCAGCATTTATGTCAGCATGGCAATCGATACAACAGATTTTTTCTACTGTGATTTCTGCTATTTTACCGGTTGTTCAGTCAATGGCTCAGGGGATTATACAAGCTTTTGCTCCTCTAGCACCAGAGTTTCAAAAAACAGGTCAAGTTATAGCGGAAAGCTTTGCTACATTAGGCCCCGCGTTTGCGGAGCTAGGTGCAGCCTTTGGTGAGCTTGGTGCTACAATTGCAAGACTTTTTGGTGAAATTGTACAATCGGTTGTGCCTTTAGCTGCTGAATTGTTTACTGGGTTTGGTCAGGTCATACAACAAGTTATGCCTATGGTTACTGAGCTTATCCGTATGTTTGCTGCTACAACTATAGAAATTATGCCGTTAATCAGTGAAGGGCTGCAATTTTTATCGCAAATGTTTACAGCATTTGCGACTACAGTTTTACCGATATTCCTTCAAGCTTTTCAAACTGCATTTCCTATTATCTTACAGGTAATTCAGGCGGCGTTTAGCATAGCAGGAATGCTGATTCAAGGATTTGGCGAGGTTCTATCAATCATAGCGACAACAGTGATTCCGGTGATTCTTCAGGCAGTACAAGCGGTCTTCCCAGTAATAGCTGCGATTATTGCCGCCGCGATTTCCATTGCGATTCCGATAATTCAATTATTAGGCCAGGTAATCTCTGTCATAGCGACTACAGTGATTCCTTTGATTTTGCAAATAGTCCAGGCGGTTTTTCCGGTAATAGTTTCGATAATTCAGGCGGCGATTCCCGTAGCAACTGCGATTCTTACCGGACTAGCAACGATTATCCAAGGGGTAGTCATCCCGGCGATTCAATTTATTTTGTCGATAGTCCAAGCAGTTTTTCCGGCAATTATGGGCATCATAACCTCAGCGATTGGGATAATCACCAACATAATAAAGCTTTTCACTTCGGTTTTAAAAGGAGATTGGAGTGGAGCGTGGAACGCGGTGAAGGGCATTACATCGAGCGTGATGTCATTAATCGGAAGTATAATCCAGGGAGCGATAAGCTTAATTTCTGCGGTCGTGACTAGTGGACTAAATCTAGTAAGATCTATTTTCTCTAGTGTTCTATCAGCTGTAGGTTCTCTAGTAAGTTCAATTTTTTCAGGTATAAAATCCGTAATTTCGTCAGTGATGAATGCTGTAGGTAGCATTATTTCTTCGATTTGGAACGCGGCTAAATCAGCAACGTCTAACATCCTAAGTTCTATCTATAACACAGTGACACAAATTTTCAATAATGTGAAGTCATTCTTAAGTGGCATTGATTTAGGAAGCATAGGACGAAATATGATGCAAGGGCTTTTAAATGGTATAAGCTCAATGGCTGGAGCGATTTGGAATAAAATTACGGACATTGGAAATGGGATCAAAGATAAAATTTCTGGTCTGTTATCAATTCACTCACCAAGTCGTTGGTTCAGGGATTTCATTGGTGTCAATATGATGAAAGGCTGGATAAACGGTATTGATGCAATGAAGGGTGCGATACAAAGAACTACAGAACAAATGACTGAGTGGATGAAGCCAGAGGCTATGCAAGTGGAGACGGTATACGGAATGCCAAGGGGACTAGGTGCTTACCAGACAGCTAGACCGCAAGTAAGTGTAGGGAATAATGATACTAGAACTACTACAAATTCGGCCAATAAAGAGAGACAACCGGCGTATATCAATATACAACTAGGGAAGCAAGAATTTAATAGATTTGTAGAAGATGTATCAAATGAGCAAGAGGCAATTAAAAAACGAAAAAGCGCGTTTTAAGGAGGGCTGAACTTGCTAATTTTTAATGGAATAAACGTAGAAAAATATTTTGAAAATAAGTATGAAAAAGGGCTTTTTATGATAAATGACATACGTGGTCGGGGTGTTCTAAGTGACGAAATTTATGAATTATCAGTACCTCGACGCGCTGGATCATACTATTTAGGAAAACGGACTCCCAAGAGGGTGATTGAGATTGATTTCTCCCTCAAGGGGGTCTCTCTTTTGGACCTTAGAAAACGTATGGATGAACTAAATAAGCTGTTATATACAGATACCCCTGTAGAAATAAAATTTACTGATGAGCCTGAGTATACGTATTATGGTGTGAAAGAAAAAGCGGAAGAAAATCTAGAAAAATCTAATATTCACCAGGGGACTATTACAATTGTATGTCTATTTCCATACAAATTAGGAAATATGAAAACTTATAATTTTCAGCAGGAATGGTCTACTGAAATCACTTCTCGATTTGTTAATAATGGCAGCGTAGAGTCACCGGCTTTAATTGAGATTGATGTCAATAAACAATCAACATTTTTGGATGTATGGTTTGGGGATTATCCGTCAGATCGAAATTATTTCCGGTTAGGATATCCGTTAGTTGCAGAAGAAAAGCCCGTACAAGAACGAGAGCGGGTACTATGGGACGAGCTGTCGAGCATAGTAGGATGGACACCCGTTAAAGGGTTTGTAGAAGATTTGCAAGGAACTGGCGAACTAAAAGTGAAAGATGGTTCTGCTTTTTACTGTCCGGATTACGGGGAGGATCCTACAAACGGTTTTCATGGTGGAATTGTCAAGAAAAACATACCTGGTGGACCATTACAGGATTTTGAGATGGAAGCATGGATGCACTTGCAATCGAGTCATGCTAATCAAATGGGAAAGGTAGAAGTCCTTCTTCTTGATGAGAGAGGAGATATAGTAGCTCGTATTAATATGAATGATTTATACGGTGATGCGGAGATAACAAAGGCATATATGAGGATTGGCAATACCGGTACTCCTGGAAGCATACGTAAGTTAGCTGACACGAGCGGCGCACATCCTAACATGTTTAATAAATTTTATGGACGCCTTAGAATCGCACGACGTGGTCGTCGATGGTCTGTGTTTATGTCGAAGTTTAAAGAGGGTACAGAAGTAGACGATGTCTTTTTTATGAATCATTGGACAGATGAAGGAACTGGGACGATGACGGATCGAAAAATAGCTCAGGTTATGTTAGCTATTTGCACACTCGGTAGACACTTCCCTGTAAATATAATGCAAATTGATGATTTGAAAATTTGGAAGGTGAACAGTGTAGGTGCAAATACACGTCCATATATTTTTGATCCTGGAGATAAAGTGGTAATTGATACAGAGAACGCACACGTTACAGTAAACGGGAAAGACGTTATACACTTGAAAGATGTTTTTAGTGATTTTCCTACGATTATACGCGGGAATAACAGGATTGACATTATGCCGCCTGATATCGGAAAAGCGACAGTTTCATTTAGGGAGATGTTTAGATGAGTAAGCTTAACGGTATTTTGCATGTTGTTGATTTTAAAACAGAACAAATTGTGACTGCCATTAGGCCTGAAGATTACTGGGACGATAAAAGGCACTGGGAAATCAAAAATAATGTAGATACGTTGGACTTCACTGTTTTTGATGGAACAAAACATGTCACAGCATTAATGCAGCAAAATCTAGTGTTGAAGCAAGTAAGAGATGGCAGGATCGTACCTTACGTGATTACCGAAATTGCAAAAGATACAGAAAAGAATGCTGTCACAGTGTACGCTTCCGCTGAATGGATTTTATTAGCAAAGGCTGGATACATCAAACCACAACGGATTGAATCTAAAACGGCATACGAATTTGCTGCGCTAGCTTTATCGGGAACTAAGTGGAAAATAGGTACCATTGAATATACTGGTTTTCACACGATGACAATCGATGAGTTTATCAATCCTTTAAAATTATTAAAAGATACCGCATCATTATTTAATTTAGAAATTGAATACCGTGTAGAAATGATAGGTTCACGTATCGTTGGAAGATACGTAGATATGGTTACAAAACGTGGTAGAGAGACGGGAAAAGAAGTAACCATCGGGAAAGATTTAAAAGGGATTGTTCGGAAAGAAAATTCACAAAACATATGCACCGCTTTACTACCTTTTGTAAAAGGCGAAGACGAAAAGTTAATTACAATTGAAAGTGTAAACAATAACTTACTTTACCTGGTAGATAACGACGCTTTCCAGCGTTGGAATGAGGATTCTCAACACAAATTCGGATTTTACACCCCGGAGACAGAAGATCAGAATATGTCACCTAAAAGGTTATTAACATTAACACAAATAGAAATGAAAAAACGTGTAAATGCATCAGTATCCTATGAGGTAGATGCTGCAGCAATTGGACGAGTTTTTGGATTGAACCACGAGTTAATTAACGAAGGTGACACGATTCGTATTAAAGATACATCGTTTAAACCAAGGCTTTATCTCGAGGCTCGTGCGATTGTTGGTGATGAGTCATTCACGAATCCCGAGCAAGATAAATATGTCTTTGGTGATTATTACGAGATTGTAGATCAAAGCGAAGAATTACGAAAGATGTATAACAGACTTATTAGTTCTTTAGGTAGTAAAGTAGGCAGAGATTTGCTTGAACAACTCGAAAAACAAGTGAATGAATCGATTAAAGAAAACGAAAAAAAGATTGAACAAATAAAAGAAGAGTCGGAGACGGCAAAGACACTCGCCGAAAAAGTAGAAGAAAACTTGAAGAATTATCAAACAGCCATTCTAGAGAGCGTAAATCCACCGACAACAGGGTTAATAGCAGGTCGAACAATGTGGCAGGACATAAGTAATGGAAAACCTGGGGTACTTAAACGGTGGACCGGTGAAGTATGGGACGTCGTTGTTCCTGATGTGGCCGCGCAAGTAAAAACTGTGTGGGAAAAAACAGAGAAAGCGCTAGAAGGACGAGTTACAAGCAAACAAGTAGAAGAATATGTATCTACTTTCCAAATACCGGAGCTTAAAAATAAAGTAACACAGCAAAGAGAAGATTTATTAAAGGAGATCGCTGAAAGGGTTGCAGTAAAAGACTATAACTTAAAGGTTACAGATATAGAACGGAAAATTTTAGCTAACGAGCAAGGTATTGAACTTAGCGCAAAACGAGATGAGATATACCTTAAAGAAGAGATAGACGGAACGTTTGCAAAAGTTTCGTATATTAAACAGTTGGAGGCAAGCCTAAAGGTATTAGATGAAGGTATTCTAGCGGAAGTTAAAAATGGAAACATCATTTCTGTTATCAATCAAACAGCTGAAAGAATAAAAATTGAAGCGGAACTAATTGATTTGGTTGGTAAAATCGAGGCATCTTGGCTAAAAGCTGGATTATTGCAGGGTATGACAATTAAAACAAGTAATGAAAAAGAACATATTCATATGCAGAATCAGGTATTAAGATTTGTGAATCAAGGTGTCGCTAAAATGATAATGGGATTTGAAAATGAATATAACAGTAGCTCGTTTAATCCTTACATCATACTCGGTCAAGGGGATGGATCTGGCCGAAATGTTGGTACGATTTACAAAGATGGAAGCGGATTTTACTTTCGTTTTATAGATTTAAACGGTGCTGAAAGTAATGTCCGTATAACAGCACAAGGACATGTAGGTATTACAGCTCAAGATGGTCTTTGGGTAAATTCGAAAAGAACAAATTTCAACTCGGTAATTGAAGTCCCAGCCATTAGATTCATCTCGCCAGGTATTACTCCAGGTTCACAGCAGGGTAATTTGTGGATGGGTAATGGATATAAAGGATTTGGACTTTATTATTATGATAATTATTGGAAGTTCGTACAAGGCTCGTAACAAATGAGGGGGGAATAACATGAGTAATTTTTTAGGTGTTTTAGCGATAGTCGGGGAAGACGGAACGATAAAAGTACCACTAGACAAGTTACAAACAGCAGGGATTAAGCCTAATTCAAAGGTAGAGATATTCTCTGATACTTCTAACTTGTTTATTCGTACTGCAGAAAGGTTTTGTGATATTTGTAACGTCAATACAAATACAACACGAATTGGTAATCAAGAAATTTGTAAAGATTGTCTAGATAAGATTGCGCAAGCTTCACAAGAACGACAAGGCACGTTCTCTGAATAAGTGAGTAAAGGTAACAGGAAATTTAATTATTTTAAGTAAATGGAGCAGCTGCGGTTGGTCTTTTTTGTTTTTATAAGTGAAGGGGTGGTGGCGGTGGAGCAAAAAGAGTACGAACGTATTGCGAAATTAGAAGTGCATCTTCAAACAATGAATGCTGCAGTTAAGCGAATAGAAGAAAAGTTAGATTACAATCAAAAAAATTACATGCAACGTACAGAAATAGACGAGATGTTTAAGTTTCGTGATCGGGAAATTCGTGATTTAAAACAAGCGCAAGAAAAACTGGAAAGTAACAAAAAAGCAAATATATCGATGTGGATTTCAGGACTGTCATTGGCAGTCCTTTTATTATTTAACATTTTAAATTTTCTTAAATGAAAGGAGGTGGTTACATGAAAAATTTAGATAACGCGTCAATTACACGTTACATCATCTTGGTTATTGCTGTAATTAATAGTGTTTTGAACTTAGTCGGTTACCAGACAATCAGCAATGAATTAGCAAATAACATCGTGGCTGTAATTACTGGCGGTTATACAGTGTATATGGCTTGGAAAAACAACTACTTATCTAGTAAAGGTTTGCAGCAAAAAGATGTATTGGAGAAACATAAATTAAAATAAGGGAGCTGTTGAGAATTGAAATATAATAAGCGAAATATAGATAACTTAAATAATTTAGCGGATAATACGAAAGCTGCAGCTTTTAAATGGTATCAGTATTGTATAGATAACGGAATTGAAATCTTAGTATATGAAACTATTCGTACAATTGAACAGCAACGAGAAAATGTACGTAAAGGTGCATCACAAACGATGCGTTCTTATCATTTAGTCGGACAGGCTTTAGATTTCGTTCCAATTAAAAGTAATGGTACTGAAGATTGGAATGGCTATAATAAGGAGCCTTGGACTTCAGCTATTCGTTACGCGAAAAATATTGGGTTTGAATGGGGCGGTGACTGGAAAGGTTTCGTTGATAGTCCTCATCTACAATATAATTATAAGGGCTATGGGACCGACACTTTTGGAAAAGGTGGTACAATTCAACCGCCTATACAAACTAAACAAAATGTTATTCAATCAGGTGCTTTTTCACCATATGAAACGCCGGATGTTATGGGTGCTTTAACATCATTAAAAATGACAGCTATATTTATTTTACAGTCAGATGGATTAACATATTTTGTTTCTGAACCAACTTCAGATGCTCAATTGAAGGGGATGAAATCTTATCTGGATCGTAAAGGTTGGTGGTATACGGAAGTACAATATTCTAAAGAATATAATTCAACATCTAAGCAAAATATTATTCAATCAGGTGCATTCTCACCGTATGAAACTCCTGATGTTATGGGGGCGTTAACGTCCTTAAAAATGACAGCTAAATTCATTTTACAATCAGATGGATTAACATATTTTGTTTCTGATCCAACTTCAGCCTCACAACTTAAAGGAATGACGGATTACCTTGATCGTAGAGGTTGGTGGTATGAAGTTAAGTAAAAAAAAGAGCCGCCCTATAGGCGGCTTTATTTAGTTAATATGAAGTGTTATTATTATCGTTTTATAAAATAGAGAGACTCCACTTAAATTTCGGATGCGGTTTTAAAATAATAAAACTCTTTAAATTCAGGATTTTCACCCGGAATAAAACTTACTTTAATGGTTTCACCTTCATCCATATACTCTAATTTACCACGTAATCTTTTTATATCATCAATTCTTAAGCTGTTGTATACAATTTCTATTTTCTCTATAGGAATCACTGCATTAAACAATACTATTCTAGCATCAGGACCTGTTTGGATTAACTTGAGTTTTTTTACGGTTTTTTCAGATTCGAATAGATTTAGTATGTTTATTATTGATTTTTTATCGTCTAAGCTCATTGTGAGTGTCTTTAGCTCTCTTATCAATGGCTTGTTTTCCATGTTAAGCTCGAGTATCTCAATAGCTTCCCATTCATGCACATCTATTACTTCTGGTACAGTAAAGGTGATGTTATAATACTGCTCTATTTTATAAAGTCTATCGGCAAGCTGATAATCTTTTTCAAAATCACCGATATCATCATTTAAACTGAAATTAGATATTACAAGGAAATCGGTATTTTCTGAAAGGTTTTTTAATGCGATTGATTTACTTTTATCTGCTACTAATTTGAAAAAAGTAAAGAGTGAACGCATTGCTGCAACATTATTTTGGAATTCTTCCTTAATTTTTAAATTGATTTTTGCATTTGGAATTATGGTGTACTGTTCTTCAGATTTTACATTAATAGGTAATAAAAGCGACACAAGAAGTTTTGCGTTTTTTTGTTTACTGTTATCTATTAGAATAAATTCATTACCTTCTTTTCCGCTAACACCCATTTCTAAATAATCAATTATATTAATGTCTGCGTCGCCTTTAAAATACAACTTTAATTTTAAAGGTTCAGGTAGTGGTTCAGGTGCAATAACCCATTTACCATCTGTAAAAGAGGTGCCCAAATTTGGTGTTTCAACAAGATGATCGCCCAACCATGTAGTAAAAGCAGTCATATTAATTTCGATTTCCTCTTGTTTGAAAAATGCGTCTTCAAGCAATTCATGTATGTTATTATACCCATCTAGCTGATCTTTAGAGATAGTAAATTTTCCTCTGTGAGTTAATGGATATTTCTCTTCGGCTTCAGCACTTAAGGGTTCGTGCTCCAAGATAAATTTGTCGCCGAATTGAACAGGTTTATACTTGTAATGTGGATACAAAGGGTGCTTAGTCCCAATGAATTTACAAATACTTTCCATTAAGTTCGCAACTTCATCAAACATACCGCGTCCGGCGAATGCCTCTAATTGATCGTATATAGAAACAACTATATTTACTTCTGAATTTTGGATAGCAAGATTATTATCACCTGATTGGTCTATTGTATCTCTTTTGTCAAACATATTAATTATCATCCTTATTCTTTTTATCAGAATTTATATTGATTGTGGAATCCATATAAGCTGTATTGTTGTTACCACCTTGGTCTATGTGTTTGTTTGTTTTATTCTTATTTACAATTTTATAAGTAATTGTTGCTCCCACAATTAATGCTGCTACTATACTGGCAATTACTGACCATATAAATCCATCTAAAGTCATATGTATTCTCCTTTTATGAATGTTTATTTATTCTTCCACTCTACTAAAGTACGTTTCTTACAGCTCCCACAATCGAAATAACCATTACCTTTTGTAATTCTTTGTTTGTGATTACAGCTAGGGCATTGTATTTCTTGCTTTTCAAAGGCTGCATATATAAAACCTAATGAAAAAAGAAATAGGGGAATAGCAAATAATAAACCGATAATAGTAATGCCTAAAATAACTGAAAATATAATGCCGAAGATTCCAAAAACTAATGACGTTTTACGACCGGATTTTTCTTTTAAGGAACTCTTTTTTTGCTCTACTTTAATGATGTAAGTATTGCCATCAGCTGTTGTTTTTGTCTCCATATTTCTCCTCCTTAAATACTACTAGTTAAGTAAATCAGAGTATTGCGAAATATATACATAAACAAAAACAGTACATTTATTTTATGTACTGTACAACATCTTCAATTTGGTACGTTTTATCAATACCTTTTTCTGAAGCTAATTGGTTTAAAGCATCTAAGATTGACTTTAACGTATCAAAACGTACAAGGCCAACCTCACCATTCACTAGATTACTAATAGTGGCTGGGCGTACCTTGGATTCCACGGATAACTTGTTTTTCGTAATCCCGATTTCCTCCATTGTTTCTCCTAAAGTGAATACCATAGAACTCATGGTAATACCTCCGTTCATTCCGATCGTTTATTACTTTACATTTTACACAATTTACATATTAAAGTAAAACTTTTTTCGGAAGACTATTGACGTATGACTCCTAGAGTTATATATTGTTACTAACAAAGTTTTACTTCTAGAGTCATACTCTTATATAAATGTGAAGGGTGGCGTTAAGAATGTATGGTGAAAAATCTATTTTAGAATTATTAAATGATGCCCAACGTCAGGTATTTGAACAACTTCCAGAAAAAATGAAAAAACAAATTAAACATGATTTTTATGGAGAGAAAATTTGTATGTTTAAAGTGTTTTCTAGAGATGAGGGTAATTACGTACCACCTACAACGGATATTTACGTTTACTTAGAAACAGATAAAAAACTATACACTGTAGCGTACGCAAAAAAATATGATCAAGTAACTGTTTTCTTTAATGATCATAAAAGTGGAGTGTATTTATTTTTTCACCACAGTGAAACATTTTTAAATGAAGTGAAAAGAGAAATCGAAAAAGTGGAGAGCTACAAATGCAAAAAATAAATGACTATTTCGGTTTAGAAACAAGGTCTGATTGTATTTGGTTTTATGGTTTTTACACTGTAGCTTCTGTTCTTTTACTTATCAATATGCTTATAGCCCATGTGCTATAAGTTCCTTCTTTAACTGAATATCGGACAATCTCCAGCCTCGTGAATATCTTCATTCGAAAAAACAGATATACACGAGGTCTAGTTTCTTATTGTCTTTTTTAGGTAATTAAGGGGATGATCCACACGAGGAATGACCTAACACTCGTTAAACTTGAACAGGTTAGCTAAGCCAATGTCAGAAAGTTAAGCGTCCTAACAAATAACGTTTCCTTGTTTGCGTTGTTAGGAGTCTAGGCGAGTACGGCCATTAACGGTACGGCGGTTGCTTGGCGTGTTACGGCACGGGTAGCAGCTGATAATGAAAGAATGATAGGTTACGAGTAATGAAGGATACGCCAGTAGTGCATTTCCTTTCCTGGTTCTTTCTGCAGATAGGACAAGCTTTATCTGTAAAAAGTCAGCTGTGTAAGAAATTACAGCGTTTAAACAGGGTGTTACTATACGGATTCCTTAACCCGATAGACCATGATTGACAGAACGACTACTTTACGACGCTTTTTATTTTTTGAAGCGTTGTGAGGTAGTCGTTCTCTGCCCTAGCCGTTGTCCTGTACCCTCATCCCATGATTGTCTGCCAACCGCCAAAGTCAAGTATAAAAAGCAAAATAAAGATTAACAACTTATTTAGGATGGAGGGGGAGGAATTACTCCTCGATGGTCCAGATCTCCTCGATTGGTTTACCGAGTTCCTTACAGATTAAATAGGCTGTATCGAATCGAGGTTTAGTACGATTACGAACAATTGCACTAAGGGTAGAGTCGTCAACTCCAATACGTTTTGCAAAATCACTCTGTTTAATATCAAGCTCTGCAAAGATTACCTTGAGTCTACATTTTAACTTCATATACGCTCACCTCAAGAAATTACTTTCTATATACAGAAATAAACTCCTTTATAAAAAGTACAAGCTAGAAAGAAAAAAATGGGTGTGGACGTGCAAAAATAATTCTCCAGGTCATATACCTATATCAAGACCACAAGGAATACCAAGTGGCACTTAGGACATCAAGAGGGGAAAGGTGAGGACCAATGAGACCTGGATATAAGTATTTAAATCGCATGTCACTGTATCCATCGCAAACTTTGTTTAATATGCACGCGGAGGCCGATAACCATGAGGAGGTGGAATGTATATACAATCACATTGCAAAGCACAATATGCTCCAACATCCAAATTACATCGATATCGTTGATTTATTAGGCGAAGAAGAGTCCTATGGGCCTTATAACGAGATAGGTATACAGAAACGGATTGACGCGTACTTAGTTGATTGTAAACAGTGGAGGGATGAGTAATGAGGTGGCAATATGATTACTTAAATGATACGCCGTATTTGTATCCGTCAAAAGAACTGAGAAGCATGTATAAGGAGTCCAGGGGGAAAGGTGAAGCGAATTCGATCGTAAAGCATATGGAAAGACATGAAGTGTTTGACAATAAAGAATATCGCGGTTACTACAGTTTATCTAATGAAATCATGGAGGATCTGTACGGGGATGAAGAAGAGCTCCTTGAGTGGGAGGAAGTTATCGATCAGTATCAACCAATTCTAAAAGCCAAAGGTTTACAACTAAAAAGAAAGAGGGATTCGGTATGACACTTGCAGGAGAAGCTATTGTAATTTGGACAGCAACTGGATTGTCTGTAGTAGCGATGAAGGCAGCCGAGAAAATGGGGATGAGTGTTCCACATTGGCTTCCACGTATGACGATGTATACAACTGTTACCGGCTCGTTTCTGTATCTTCTACGTTATGTGCTAATGATGTTTCTTTGAAGGAATGGAACCTGGAATCATGGGACATTTTGTTATATAAGAAAAATAACTTGTACGTAATTCTTCCAGTAAAGAGCAACTATATCCTATAAGGATATATAAGGAGTGAACCCCTATGCTTGAGTTGTTATTAATACCTGCAGTTTCGCTGGGATACGCTTTGGTAAATGATAGATTAAAAGGTAAAGAGGATGATAGAAAGAAGATACAAGTGTTCTTTGAAGTAAGTGGAATTGCGATTAGGAAGGATGAGAAATTACATTATCCAGTTTTTCTCGAAAGAAAAGAAGATGATCGTAGTACGACTTATGTATATAAACTTCCGTTAGGGATGCCCTCGAAATTAATACAAAAGGTTGAGGATGTTGTTTCAGAGGGATTAAACAAACCTGTACGTATCAAATACGATAATTACAAGATAATGATTCGTGTATTCAGTAAACGTATACCGAAAAAATGGAATTGGAATGAGGAGTTAGTAAAAAAAGGAGAATGGCAAGTACCAATGGGGCAAAGCCTAGAGAAGCTAATTTATCACGACTTTGATAAAACGCCTCATATGGTACTAGGCGGTCTCACACGGATGGGAAAAACCGTGTTTTTGAAAGTATTACTTACTACTTTGATTGAGGCGAATCCGGAGCATGTTCATGTGTATTTAATTGATTTAAAGGAAAAAGGACTAGAATTTAGTGAGTTTAGTAATTTGAAACAAGTGTTAGAAGTTGCTGATTCTGTAGAGAAAGCACACCATGTACTAAATAAAATTATGAAAAAAATTGAAGAGCGCGGAAAATTCATGAAGGATAATGGATACAAAAATATAGTTGAAACAAAAGAAAGGGATCGGTATTTCATTATTGTTGATGAGGGTGCTGTACTTGCCCCAGCAAAAGGGTTACCGCGTGATGTTAACAAGATTCGGGAAGAGTGCCAGTACATGCTTAGTTATATAGCAACTGTATCGGGCGGCTTAGGTTTTCGTTTGATTCTGGCTACACAGTATCCTACGGTTACTTCAATACCATCAGTAGTAAAGCAAATGTCTGACGCTAAGTTAGGATTCAGATTACCGACATACAAGGCATCTGAGGTTGTCCTTGATGAGTCAGGATTAGAAACATTACCGTCGTTACCTGGTAGGGCTATTTATAAGACAGATCGATTAACAGAACTGCAGGTACCTTTTATTAGTGATAAGCAGATGTGGAAACATCTAAAACAATACGAGGTTGAGGTGAAGAAAGATGAATATCCAGACACATATCAAAATCAACCGTCAGATGACGATTCTGACCTCGATTAGAAAGCTGAAGTTCGCAACACGTAGGCATTTAATGGCGGTACACAATATGGGTGGTATACGTAACGCAAACCGCATTTTAAAAGATCTCAGTCTATATGTGAATAGCACAGTGTACCAAAAAGAGTACGTGTATTACTTAAATAAAAAGGGCCGTGAACTGTTCGACGATACAGAAAAGATTGTACCAAATAGTCGATTAGCTCACAGCCTTATGAGAAATGAAGCGTGGCTCTATCTGTTTTGTCCCGACGACTGGCAGATAGAAACGCCTATACGTTATAAAGTAAATGATAAAAAGAAGACAATTATTCCTGATGTGAAGTTTCGGGATGAAGAAGGAACACTAAATGCTGTAGAAATAGATCGTACGCAAATGATGAATGTGAACGCTGAAAAAATGAGCAGGTACAGGGAATTTTCGTTATACTACAAAAATAAATACAATGGAAAAATACCACTCATTCAGTTCTTTACCGTGACCGAATACAGACAAAAAAAGCTGGAGCAACTTGCAGCAAAACATGACATATATGCAAAAGTTTATGTAGTGCCGGGTATTTCGTAATGAAAAATTACTGGACTCGTGTAAATATCTTAGGTTGTAATAACCGGTTATGGATTAACGGTGAAAGCGGTGCGGTTTATCAAAGTAAAATAGACAACAGAAGATGGATGTGGAGAAAGAATATTATAGATGCACCGGACTTAGATAGTGTTGAAAAGATTATACGGGTAATGGGTCTACAGCCTGAAAAGCATAGAAGGTTGTTTATGGGATTAACTAAAAAGAAGAGGTGATTTAATATGAGCGAATCGACAAAAGAATTGAATGAAATTTTGCGTAAACATGAAGTGGGTGGTCCTCAACTTGCTTATTGGTTGTATCTAACACTTGAAAGAATGACAGAAGATGATCGTGATGAGTATTTAGAAGAACTTGGTGAAGAGAAGGTGATGCAGTTGGATGCCTTAACGGATGACTTGAACTATCTGATACACCATTATTGGCACTTAATTAAATGAAAACTTACAGCCTAAAAACATTAGAACCCTATAGTAATAATACTTATATATTACTACTAATAATATACTCTATATATAATATATACTTATTAGTTATATAATTTATATTATATATATAAGGTATATTTTTTATAGAGGGGGTTCTTTTTTCTTTTTGTTTTTATTAGAAGGTGTTGTATGTTGTTTACCCCCTCCTAAATTTTCGAGATTCATATATTTTTAATTTTGACGACTGTAGCAAGTCGTCTTTTTATTTTGGTAATAGATTGCCAGTTTACTCTTGGAGTTATATAATTCAGACATAATATACTATACGTTAGGCTACTGGAGTAAGGAGTGGTAATTGTGGCATATGCTGTTTATGTACGTGTATCAAGTGACAAGGACGAACAGGTTTCTTCTGTAGAAAATCAGATTGATATTTGTAGATATTGGTTAGAGAATAATGGTTTTGAATGGGACGAGAATGCTGTGTACTTTGATGATGGTATATCTGGGACAGCTTGGTTAGAGAGGCACGCAATACAGTTAGTATTAGAAAAAGCTAGAAAAAAAGAAATCGATACAGTTGTATTTAAATCTATACATCGACTTGCACGTGACTTAAAGGACGCGTTAGAGATTAAGGAGATACTATTAGGGCACGGAGTAAGACTAATAACGATTGAGGAAGGGTACGACAGTCATTACGAAGGTAAGAATGATATGAAATTTGAAATGTATGCAATGTTTGCGTCTCAGTTACCTAAAACATTATCTGTGTCTATAACAGCGGCTTTAGCTGCAAAAGTACGTAGGGGTGGTTATACTGGTGGATTTGTTCCATATGGTTATGAAATTATAGATGGTAAATATGCAATCAATGAAGAAGAAGCTGCTCTTGTCAGAGAAATATTTGAATTATATGCACAAGGATTTGGTTATATTAAGATTGCGAACACTATAAATGATAAGGGGGCACGTACAAGGAAAGGAGCTCCTTGGACATTTTCTACATTATCCAAGATGATTAAAAACCCGGCTTACAAAGGTACCTATATAATGCAGAAATATGGGACAGTAAAAGTAAATGGTAGGAAGAAGAAAGTTATAAACCCTAAAGAGAAGTGGGTGATTTTTGAAGGTCATCACCCTGCTATAATCAGTCATGAATTATGGGAAAAGGTTAACAATAAAGATCCTAATAAGTTCAAAAAGAAACGCCGCGTATCAACAACTAATGAATTAAGAGGTATAACGGTTTGTGCGCATTGTGGTACAGCGATGAGTAAAAGAAATAGCATAAACGTAAGTAAGAACGGAAGGGAAACAGAATATTCATATATGATTTGTAACTGGAGCAGAATTACAGCACGTCGAGAATGTGTAAGACATGTGCCGATACATTATAAGGATTTGAGGGCATTAGTACTAAGTAAATTGAAAGAGAAAGAAAGGGAGTTAGATAAAGAATTTTGTTCGGATGAAAATCAACTACAAGTAAAACTAAGAAAGCTTAAAAAAGATATTAATGATTTGAAGTTTAAGAGAGAACGGTTATTAGATTTGTATTTAGAAGACGAAAGAATTGATAAAGATACATTTACCATTCGTAATGCGAAGATTGAAAAAGAAATTGGATTGAAAGAGATGGAAATAAGGAAAGCGAGTAATATCGAAATTCAAATGAAGGAAAAACAGGAAGTTAGAGACGCATTTGCTTTGTTAGAAGAATCGAAAGATCTGCACAGTGTATTTCAGAAATTAATTAAGCGAATAGAAGTTGCGCAAGATGGGGCTATAGATATCTATTATAGATTCGAAGAATAG